AACACCCCCTCACAGCTCGAATACCGGTCAAACAAAAAAAGAAGTAGGCACTAACAGCAACCGCAGCCGCGACCGCGTTCTCGCTACGCGAGTGAACGCAGTGTCGCTGTGATGCATGTGATAACCGAGGAGTACACGAGTAAGCGACGCGATGAGCGACGCGGTTACCGCGACTGTGTTCGCGCAATTCGCTGCCGCGATTCCGCTCTCACTCGTGTCGCTGGTTACCTAAGTAAGCGACGCGATCCGCGCAAGCGACGCGTTCATTCGTACAACGATCAGTATTACTTATGCTTCGGCTGCATCCACGCGCCCTCAACAGACACCCCGCACGCTCGCGAATGCGCGATCCGCGGTCCACCACCCCCGCGATGACGCGATACGCGCCCGCCAAATCTCCTGTTAGTCACTTGACGTTACTGTTCCGTCACGTATCCGTGCCTACCACACCCACCAAATATCATCGCGATTCACATGATTACGGGTGTACACATACAACAGTGCATTCAAATCATGGACTCCGCTTTCTGGTTCGAGATCACTTGGTTCCAATCAACACAGCTCGACATTCACGGCGGACAATACGCACTACTGCTCAGCAGGGATGAATGCCGAGTGGACGACTGCAAAGAGGTGCTGTCCGGTCCCGAGACAGCTCCACTCCATTACGTCTACTCCGACGGCGAAATTCCCTTCTAAATCACACGAGCCCTGGCGAAAGCTGGGGCTTTTTTATTGACCACTTACAACAGTGCATTCAAATGTCTACAGAGGTTTACACGCTCTTCAAGTACGACACCTGTTGGGATCCAAACCAGCTCGAGTTGATCCCGGTCGGACCGCCAGGCCCTGCGCAGTCAGTGACTTTCAAAATCCTGACCGGCACAGGCGTCGACTGGAATGGCAAGTCCTTCCCTAGCTGGGACGATGCCTACATCACCTGGACTGGCGACGGCGGTCTGCCAATAGCCGACTTGGAAGATGCCAATTGCTGCGACGCAGATCGCGTTTCAGCCCGAGACATCTACCGACAGCTTGAAACTCTTGGCTACCAGCGACATCTCCTTGGATCGCACTAATGACGTACGCCCGCACATCCCCTCAGTGACTCCGGTTGCTGGGGGGATTTTTAGTGCCCATATTCAACTGTGCATCATGAATTCATTCACCTTTATCTGCGCAACTGTAGTGGCCTCAGCCACAGTCACCTGGGGAATCATCCCCGCTATCAATAACAGGCTTCACGCAGATACTGCCAAACAATGCATCACTCACGCATGGCCTGCTGAAAAGCATGATCTCCGCGTGGACTTCTGCAGAAGCTACGGCTTCAAGACAGAGCCCAAGCAATACATCACCACCAACGCGATCAAAGCGTTCTGACTACCCACCAAATCCCGGCGGGGCTTCGCCCCGAACAGCCGGGCTCCGAGACGGCCTGTTTTCTATTAGCCCTGCCAAAAGGTGGGGCTTTTTTAGTGCCCACATTCAACTGTGCATTCAAATGAAGAATCATTGGCCATCCATCACCTTGCTTGCAATGTTTGCGTTACCGGCTGCGTTGTTTGCTTTCATCCCTCACCAAATAGCTTGGCTCGAAGAAGCCACAGCTGCCGAGTGTAAAGCCAACGCCTGGACAGAAGCCAAAGCTGCTGCCACAAAGGCGTGGTGTATTCATAACGGTTACTCCGTTGAGTGATCAACCCACCCAACATTCTCTATCAACCCACCAAATCCCGGCGGGGCTTCGCCCCGAACAGCCGGGCTCCGAGACGGCCTGTTTTCTATTAGCCCTGCCGCAAGGTGGGGCTTTTTTATTGACCATTTACAACGGTACATTCATGGGAACTCGTCTCTATCCCAAGACCACTGACCCGAGCAAGCTCGAAAGATTGGCTTGCGTCTCATCTGGGACCGCCAAGCTAGTTCCTTTTAAAGAGGAGTTGGAAAAGTACTTCTTGAAGATGCGCGAAGGCGCCACCTCTACCGATGAAGACGGTATTGAATGGCCGGTCGACACTGAATACGAGTTTTTCAAGCTGTTCTCCGGCTCCAATGTTGATACCTACGAAGGCTTCAAACTTTTTGGCTGGGGCAAGTTCGACCTCGACCTTGTTCCAAACGACCAGGACCGATACGGCGGTGAGACCACGGACACAGATCTCATGCTCGACATGCTGCTCTCTTCCGGCTGGGATTCAATGCCTTGGAAGCCAGGGAACCCTGACGTCACCCAGGTGATCCAGCTCTCTGAAGGCTTTTACTGGGTCTAACCCACCTATCCCCTCATTAGCTCCGGCTGGTGGGGGGATTTTTAATGCACCACTACAACGGTGCGTTTCAGTTCATTACTTCGCTTGATTACTCATGACCACCAAAACTGACCTCGAAGCACAAGTCGCTCAACTTCAGGAACAACTGGCTGCTGCCCAGGCTGCAACGCCAGACTCTGCTCCTCGCCTGCCCGGTTTCGCCGGTCGTGTCTGGCTTCCTGAAAATATTGACGAGGTTGTAACCAACCAAGATGGAACCACCTGGCAACCCGTCAAATACGGTACAACCAGGAACGGCTCCCGCTATTTCGAATGGAAGGCTCAAGTCTCTCATTTTGATAAGGAGACCAACAAGCGGATCTACTCCAAGACCCGAATTCCTTTCAAAGCCTGGAACGAACAAGCTAATCAGATCATGAACATGATCAAAGATGGCACCCGCCTTGTCGACATTACTGCCAACTACCTTCCAGAAGCTTGGTCTTACGAGGGCAAGGTTTACAGCAGGGATTTTTGGCACGTCGTCTCGGTCGATCCTTTCGTCCGTGATGAAGTAACCGAAGTCCAAGGCGAACTCAACGCTTGACACATCAGCCCTGCCCTTCACCGGGTGGGGCTTTTTTAGTGCACCAACACAACGGTGCCACAAACTATTTATCAACCTGTTCACCTTATTAACGTAAATCAAATGACTATTGCCATCCCACAATTGAACATCCAAGACCAGGCTTACTCTCTCATCGACACACTCAAAGAGATCAACTATCGCAAGCACTATGAGCAAACAATTTCTACCATCTTGCTCATCGCTGCCTGGATAGTTGTCATCGCCCAAACCATCTACAAAGGCTGGCAATTCGCCGCCCCTCACATCATCAATGGCGCTCGCCAACTAGCCAACTTCATCGAATCACTTGACGACTCGCCGCCGCCCATACCACTGATACCGGAGACAGACAAAATCCCCTTTTAGATCCCAACACTCCCTCTACCCCTGCCCTACCGGGTGGGGGTTTTTTATTGCACCACTTCAACGGTGCATTTACTTCGCTAGTTCCTTCATGGCTCTTACACACATCAGTATTCCTCTGTTCGACGCCGCAGTCCAACTCGAGGAGGTCTATACCGATCACAAGGCTCAAACCTTGACCATCGAGCAAGAAGAGATCCTTGCAGAAGATGCATATCACAAGAGGACAAGCCATGAAAGAAGCTGTGCCCACCTCATGGGCAATCAATCAAGCTTCTGAATCACGCTCTCCTTACAACGTCGTCTTCTGACGCTTACCCCTGCCGGTACTGCCGGTGGGGGTTTTTTTCGTACAACAACTATGCATTACTAACCATGGGAACACGTTCAGCTATCGGCCACGAATTACCGTCCGGCAAGATCAAAGCCGTCTACTGCCACTGGGATGGCTATCCCAAGCACCATCTGCCAATTCTGATCAAGCACTACAACACGCTCGAGAAAGCAAAGGCACTTATCAAGCCAGGCTCCATGTCCACACTTAGGACCAGAGAAACCTGGAACTGCGGCCCTCGACTCAAATACAACGAGACCTATCTCCAGGACCCTGAAGGACTACAGATGTTTCAAGGCGACAGGGAGCCGCAACCCCTGTACCACCACGAACGTGGAGATGGTCCCTGGAATGCAACCGACTCCGACTACGCAGATCCACCACATGTGAACGCATCACTCAAGGCTGCCCGTAAATGGTGGGCTGACTCTTGCTGCGAGCACATGTACATCTTCGAGATCAACGTCGGCTGGATTCACTACGACCTGAACGAACCTGAGCCCAAGCACAAGTTCACCAAGGTCAGTCAACTTCTATGTAACCAAATAGATCAAAGCCCATAGACTCACCTCAGGTTGGTAAGTCCAGGCAATAACCAGACATCCCGTACTCAGGCTCACTGTTCTCTGGCGCCATCTCATTAAAGTCAGAAACGAGTGACCTGGGTATCAACTTATCCCTACGGAATGCCCTACGCATTTCGTTCAAGTTGAAAGGCGACAGCCCATCACGGATATCTAATTCCAACTCCGTCCCGGCCAGTCTGAAATCATCCATCGATCAATTTCTCAAGCTTGGCCTTGCCAACAATTGTCTCTCCCTGCTGGTAGTAAAAGCTGTCGGTCTTCCCGGCAGCCTTTAATGCCTTGCAAATGCTTACCCATTTATCAGCTTCCGTATCAACCCAAAGACCCTTATGTAATTCATCAGGACTACTCAAGAAATCATCAGTCATCAGGCTGAACAATCTCATGTTCTTCGCACAATCTAATGCACTCCTTCACAAGCGCATAGTACGAACTATCAGTTTTATGACCTTCTTCCAGAGTCAATACAACCCTGGAATACAAGTCACATTCCCACTGCTGGGGAGTAGTCATGAAGGCAATACTTGGTCGCGCTCCTGGTCAACTGCCTGGCCCTGGCTCAGGAAATTCATCAGGTCAATCAAGCCTGCTCCACTTGCAGTTACGCCTAACGAGACACCACTAACAGCGCCAACCCTGGCGATGTCTCCTTTTGTGCCTGGATCAGCAAGAGCTCCTGCTATTTGCGCTTTTGCCTGAGAAATACCTTCCCTAGTCATAATGCCTGGGCCCTCAGCACGAGCAATGGTTTCACCCATTTGCTGAAGCTGCCCACTATTCATTTGACCCATGCGCCCTAGCAAGTCCTTGGCTGCGACTTTGGACAAGCTTTCTTGATTCAAAGGAGGCCGACCACTGGGGATGCCCATTGACTGAAAAAGGTCACGAGTGTTGTTCGCACTATCACCTCTCCTAAATGACTCTCTACGAATAATATCTGCAGCTGCTAAAGCGCGATCGTTCTGACTACGACCCATCGTTGCTTTAAGCCGCCCTGCTTTTTCTTTGTCAGCAACCCCACCGTGCTTTGCGGCCTCATCCGCAAAATAGTTAATCATTCTCCCTCTATTGCTAGGGATTAAATCTTGTGGTCGCACGACTTAAATGAGCATTTTCTGTGTTCATTCTAGGTCGTGTTTTTTTATGCCCCTCTTCAACAGTGCGTTTTAGAGGGTTTCACTTCGCTTAATGATCCATGAGCTTTAAATTGCCACGTATTTGGCGCTTTCAATGCAGGTACTACAACGATCCATCTGATTTCAACAACGTCACGTTCGCTTACGTCGACGAAGACCATCTTGAAAGCGCAATTCAAGTTGGCGTTAAATCAGATCACATTGTCCACCAATTCGGAGAAGACAACAAAGACGACTCGTTCATCGACGAGAAAACGGGTACTACCCACTACGGCAAGTCCCACCCACTAGGCACAGTCAGCCCTCAAAGGGTGTTTGCAATCAAGAAACGCAAAGAGCGTCAAGAAGCTGAAAAGCTTGCGCATAACGCCGACATTGCTCGGCTGACCAGCACCTAACCCTCTCGGCCCCGGCAGGCGTCATGCTTGCTGGGGCTTGCGCGTCTCCTATTTTCGTGCATCATATGCATGACTGGTCACACGACATGAATGCTAATCCTGAGATTTACTGCCTTCGCTCTCTCCGCCATGCAGCGGCTGAGCTCCTGGCGCTCATCGAGGCAGAAGACCCCAGCCAAGCATCCACTGGAGACAGCGAAAAAGCACGACTCATCAGTCAATTCATCCATGACGCAGACGAACGGCTTCAACTCAAGTAACCGCTACCTTCCTCAACTCTATGGCACTGACACCACTCGACTCCAGGTCACAGACAGAAAGACTGGACTTATCTGTTTGTATAAAACCAAGGATGTCTATCAACAAATTGAGATTATCAAGCATCTCAGGGATCAAAAGCCTCTGGACTTGGTCCCGTACTGCCTTATCAATCCGCAAGGCACCATCCAATCAACGCCTCGTCGACGAGCTGATTAACCACGTAAAAGTCAGACAACCGCTGCAAATTCGGTTGCATGCTCATGACGACTACCCGCAAAGAATATCTTTTGACTGCTTCGTCGATCAAAAGATTCGGGTCGTTGAACGCATGCACAAGTTTGGTGGCAATGCTTGTAAAAAGCTTGCCGCTTTCATGTTGGCTGCCGATGACACAAACCTTGAGGCCCTTATCGACTCCAAAGTTATCTTCGAGAATCTTGTCTCTAAGTACCTAGACGGTGGGATCTTCGATCGTGGAACCTGACTTCATACTCTGCGAAACGCCTAACAAATACTATTGCTTAACTCCCTTGTCGAACTTCGGCAAGGAATTAATCAAGCAATTTGAAGGCTATCCAACCCTAGGCTCCGCTCTGCTTCTCAACCAGGAGCAGAGCTTTTTAGTCAATGGACTAATTAAACAGCTAGGGCACTCAGTCGCACAAAGAAGTTATCACCATCAGCCGATCTCAACTGACATGCCTGCTGTCAAACCTTCAGCTGCACCAACAGTTGTAAAAGACACGCGGTACAAGTCAAGAACGCGCCACTTCACAAGCTACAGCGACAACTTCTTCCCAAACCAAAACGGATCAACAAAATGTTTATCAGACAAAGAATTATGTGTAATCCAATCGCTTGAAAACTACCAAGTCGCTAACCCAAGGCTGATTACAGCCTCCCTTGACTCCTTTCAACTGACACCTACGAATGATTATCCCATCAACTGCTCACACAACACAGGCTCGCCGCACACCACCAAGATCACAAGAGAAAAGATCAACTAAAAGCAAACGACCTTGCAACAGGTCAAAATCGTAAGCGAGCCTGGGCGATCCATTAAAGACTGATGGACCGGTGACTGGTATTTCTTCCGCGTAGATCACGGTCAAAGGAATGCAAGGGCAATGGCAATTAACTGCAGGAGAGGAGCAGATATCTTGGGTTCTAGAGCCATGGAATGCAATGTGCAACTTCTGCAGAAGGTTTCACTTCAACTTCATCAAAGGCGCGGTGCAAGTTGAGAATGGCTGGGCTCCAGCGCTACGTTCTTCGACAAGGATTCTTAATCCTAGAAGAGCCCGAGCCTGAGGAAGAACCCATGACTTGGTCCCAACCGGGGCAGGAAGTTCCGGTTGTCGTGCAACCCCAAACACCTAACCAAATCGTGGCTCAGGCATCAGAGCACATGATCAACAGTTGGCTGGCAGTTCGCCAGACATATCCAAGAGTTCGCAGGTATTACAGGACTTCGATGACATCGCATTCACGTGGGAAGTCAGTTAAGGGCGCAACTGATCTCTGTCAATCGCAACTCATGACATCAAACATCACGCATCAATCACCATCCATCTACCCAGAAGATTATCCAGGCAATGAATGGTACGACGCTGAAATCGCTTACTTAAAAAGTAAACGACCTGATCCTGACGATCTCGAGGACTCAGACGATGGGCTGTAAGCACCTAACAGTTTGAGTGGCTCGGATCTTTAACTTCCGGGCCTTTTCCTTTTCAGCTTTAAGCCGAATCATCATGTCTAAATTAATTGCTCGCATGCTCAGCCCACCCACCGAGAGTACGCCACTCCTCGGTACACAAAGGTCACTTCACGCAGAACACCAGTTCCTGACTGGCGACCAGAAGCTTGCCACTTACGTGTCGACATCTGAAGTCTCTCAAACAGCAACGCCCCCGTCGTATGGCGCTGATGGTTGCGGCTATTAAGCCCGACGATTTCTACAACTCTAACAACATTAATTCCAATGATTGCCAAGCTTCATCCCAGGTTCACGATGCTCACAGACGCAAGTCACAAATGGGTCAAAGTCAGGAAGTCATACCTAGAAGACTTAATTGGCAATGACTGGCGCAAGTACTTCACTTGCTCTAGCTACGAAAGAACTGACTTTGTCTACCTCGAGGAACAGAAAGACACGGTTACCTTTTTAAAGGAATGCCGCAAGAAAGACATCCACCCTGAGTTTGTCTGCGCCGAACACAAAACAGATCGACCCTCAAAGATTCGCGGCTACGAACCCTTGGCTCCCATGGATTTATGACTTCATCACAAACAGACCAGTCGTTTGTCAAAGATCTATTTGACACATTATTTGGGACCGTCGATACAGAAATGATCGACCTGTCCGATGACGACACGGCTGGCATTGAAGCTATTGACCTCGAAAAACTAGTCGTAACTGACATGACTGCATCCACTAAAGACAAGATCTCTGACGAATCAATCAGAGCAGCTCAACGCAAATTTGCCAAGGTTTACCAAGCCTTCTTCGAACAGTGGGAAACCCAGCAAGAACGTAGTGACTACGCAGACAGCGCTGGTGGTAAAGGCTGGATCGGTTCTCATTCCTGCAGTACTGCCAATGAGCACAGTTCCGTTGTTGCTTGGAGCTCAGACAGCGACAAGATCTACACCATGGGACCCAAGTTCTACGTCGCCTTGGCGCGGTGGAACAGAAAAGCAGAGAAAGATGGATTCACTCCAATCAGATTCTCAAACTTACACACGACTCCTTACATGCACACAAACTCAGAACGACGCCCCCTTCCCAAGGCAAGCGACTTCTGGAGTGCATTTCACGGTATCGGCGAACCACTTAGCTTCGCAATCACGTCATGAACCACTTAACTAAGACAATAACAATCAAGATCAAATCAAATGAACTTGAGCGAATTGATAAGGCAGCAGTAGAGCGCGGAATTAGCCGTAGCGCTTTTATGCGTGAATGCTGCTTTAAGACCATAGAAGGGCCTCTCGCGGATAGCAACACTATTCGTTCAATTCTTCAGCGACTTGATCACCTTGACACCCATCTACTAGCTAATGAGCTACACCTACACCACACTCCCATCACTCAGCCTGCTGAATTCAAAGTCATCAAGCTCAAGCGCAGTGGTCCCAGCCCGGTCAATCTGTTTCTTCCTGGGAAGCAGGTAAATGCCTGGCTGACGGTGGGACAAGCAGCGCGATCTCAATCTCTACAAACTTCTATGACTAACTACACCACACCCATCACCAGCCTCAACGGCACAAGCCGTTCTGACTTGCATGAAGAATGGCTATCTGCCAGGACACTTCTGTCCCAGGCGCTAGAAGAACTGAAAGCAGCTACTTGTCATCCAAGAGACTTTCAGTTCCAAGAAAGTGGAGCTTGGGACAAAGCACAGCAAGAGAAGTCAACAGTTCTTGCATACGCAGAAGACGCCTTGGATCTTGCGTCCGCATGGGTCGTTGCGACTCAACCTTCTAAGGAGAACTAATGAAACACTTCAAAGTCGCTTACGAGCAACGCCTCTGGATTAACGGTCACGGCTACTCAACCAGCAGGCACTTCCAAGACATCTACGCCAAAGACATGGACCGCGCCCTGGGCAAGTGGTCTAACCAACAACTCGACAATCAATCGCTGCTCTGCATTACCGAACAATCATGAACATTCATCTCATCGTCTCCGAGGCTGAGCAAATGGCCATCGTCAATGCTCTTGCTTTCTACAACGACATGCACATGTCGGATACAAACCGACTACTCGCTAAAGGTCACGCATTCCCCGACCTAAATCAATGGCGCACGGTCTTCACAGAAGACAATCGCGGCAACGACTGCGAAGGCCCGATCGATCAGCTTGCTACCAAAATCGCTAACTGCGCATGACACTACATGGACTTGTCATCATTCTGAACACACACCTTATCCAACCAACCAATGACCCTCTCAACCAACTTCATCGTTAAACTCACAGCAACAAAAGCTTCCCACAAACGTATTGGCTACGTCAACAACTCTGGTGACATAACTGATCATATTTTTGAAGCAAGGATTTTTACTTTTAAAGAGCAAGCGCAAGCCATTGCTACTGCCTACTCAAGCAAGTCAAGCAAAGTTTCAGCTCGAGTTATCAAAGCACCTTCAGTTGGCAAGACACTTGAAAGTTTCAGTCGACACTTAGACAAATGCATTTCCACATCCAACTAACCCATGGAATTCACAGATCAAGACGCTCTTGACGCGATTGCACGTCTGATGAATGGCAATGAATGGGACTCAGAACTGGTCTCCCAAATTGCTGAAATCATTCATCACACCGGTCGCCCTCTTAAAGAGCCCGTGTATTTCCACAACACCACTCTTATCCAAGACATCGAGGGCTACCTCGCAGACAACCACACCCACCTATCCGAGCAACAGATCAAAGATGTTGCCCCCACCATTCAAGGGAAGCTTTCCTATGAAGGCATCTACACCCAGATCGATTCTCTTGTCTTGTATCTTCTGGGTAACTTAGGAGATAGCGAACAGACTCCTCCTGAATAACTCTGAAGCTTGCGATGCCGCCGCAATCCCGATGTACGACTTACTCGACATCGCCTGTGCTGCAATGGCTGCACTTGAATTAGACCGTATCAGCGATAAAGAACATGCTTTTAAACATGTAATGAATCGCGTTTACGGCTACATGACTCCTGCCGCCAGGGCGGACTACCAAGAGTGGGTAGAACGCAAAGGCTGGAAAGAGAAAGAGCAAATCATCCTGCCTTAAACGCAGCGAAGCGTGGCCTTTAAATACCACGTTGTTTTGTTGGCGTCAGCCATCAACTCGGCGAGGTAGTTGGCCACGTCCAAGGCTTTCATTTCGATTGCCTCTGGCTCCAGCTCACAGATCATCTCGCACAAATCACAAAGATTTGCGTGATAGGTCATCAGCATGTCCCTGCCGTCATGGCTGGTGACATTGTTGAAACACGCAGGCATCTCATCCTTCAGACCACATGCACACATCGGCATGTAAAAGTCCATCGCCCGAACAAACTCAGCGATTGTGTCGAACTGTTCCTGGTGAGCTTCATACCTCTCCTTTAGGAATCCATGCACAGCAATGAAGTTTGAACCCTCATAATTCAGGTGAATCAAGTGTGACTGAGTCTGCATCTCTTTCAAGAATGAAGCCAGTCGCACTAGATCCTGAACCAATGAGGAACAAGGGACCATAGCTTTCTCGTGAGGCACCACCATTACGCCATCTAAGGCAGTCGCTGGCATGTCAGCGTTATGCATCACAAGAGAATCTCTCAACACAGTTTAGTAACTACAGCTTCAGGCAAGCACCTCAACATCGCATGAAACGGGAGTCACATTTTTGAGCTCTCTATAAATCTCTATTTTGAGCTTTTGGTCTATGGACTCAGTACGAATCAAGCGCCTGACTACGGCTTGGACGGAGCTACATTCCATCTCGTAGGAAGCTTGCATAGGCGCAGGTGCCAGCAAAAGCCCTGCAATTAGAAACACTGTCATCTGTAAATATTAGCTCTGCCGAAAGGTGGAGCTTTTTTTATGCACTTTTTCAACAGTGCATTTTCAATTGATTCCTTCGTTTAATGACTGATTCATCCGTGCTTGATTTCATCCCGCAAAACTCGCCCCTCAGAACACTTAATTCTCCGAAAAGCGCATTTGGCTCAAAGCTAATACAAGTAGTCCAACCTGTCATGATCTTTTTGAGCTTTGAGAGCAGGTTCTACAAAGCCGAAAAGGTCTTCAACAAACACTCAAAAACAAGAGAGTATATCCCAAATGTTCACGGAAAAATCGAAGCAGTAACCATAGTCAACCCAAAAAACACACAGCGGGTCAATGTTCAGGGTTCCTGCCTAAACGAAGAGACAAACGAGAAGGAACGCTGGATTCTCTCCTTTTCAACTGTGAAGAAGCAACAAACCTACCTGTCTCTTCTGCCAAAGCTAAAAGTCGTTAACTTGCCTGAACAGTCGCTCACAATTCAGCCTCGGCTTGGAAACAGAGCAACGTTCATGGATGTATTTATCAATGGGGATCCAAGGCAAAGTGTTTACGCAAAGTCGATTGACTGCAGTGATAACGCACTCAACGAGACAGTTAACGCAATTAGGGAGCAGCTGGGTCTCCAACCGGAGTACCCAGAATGGATGAATCTAAGGACGGATCTTTCCCAGACTCAATCAGTCCCAACCAACTGCGAGACCTACTCGGAAGAGCCGGAATCCAGCTCCCAGTCTCAGATCTGATCCCCAGGCTGAGCTTCAAAGACAGCAAGCTCGATAGTGGCGGTATCTGCGATTTGCAGTACGTCATTATCCAGCTCATTCAAAACTCAGAGGACGGGGTTGAGTTCATTCAGCTCTTGACCCTGGCTCTCTACATGAGTGAGCTGTGTTTCACAGCCATGGAGGGCTCCATCGACGAAGCCAACGAGCTGTACGAAGGAGCAGACAAACTGAGCGTCATCAAAGAGCTTGTAAGCCTTCGGGACTCATTTAAGCGTTCATTGAGCGAACTCTCGACGATCCATCTAACCCTGATGGCATCAGCAACGTTCGATCGGATCAACCGACTACGCCCATCACTAGGCAGCGCAGCAGGACAGAAGGACTTCCATTCCCATCTGCTTCTCAGCGATGCATTACTCGAATCACTAAAACAAACCCGCAAAGACGCGGAACCATTTCTCGACGCAAACCAACCATGACGATCACCCTCGACCGCAAACTCTTCAAAGGCAACGCAGCTCTTGTTGCTCCTGGCTCAAGCACGACCGAAATCCTTGAATCGGTAGATGCCAACTTCAACGTCAACGCCGTATCCCCCGAGTTTGGAGGTCGCACCTACAACGACTACAAGCTGTGGCTTCGTTCAGATAACGGCGACTCACTCGGCCAATTCGGCAACAGAAGGCAGCCGCAAGACCCTCAGGTCATTGGGGACTTCTTCCAAAGCTTCTGCGACAACTCTGAAAAACGCATCTCCTTAGATGTTGTTGGCTCGATCAATAAGGGCAAGACCCTTTATATGGCAAGCCGATTGGCTGGTGACACCACACAGCTAAACGATCCGACAGACCTCAGAGGTATGGCGATCAAACGCGAGGACAGCGAGCACTACATCGCTCGAGCCGATCGCACTGAACACTGGCTCATGCTTCTCGTCCACTACGGCGAAAGCCTCTCAACCAAAGCGGTTGTGTTCAGCAATGAGCTGGTCTGCACCAATGGCATGGCTCTCAAGACCGTCGACAAATCAATGGTGATTCCGCACCGGTCCTTAGCTGACGGCTTCCAAGTCGAGCAGATCCTCAACCAAGGCCTCCGCAGCAGCCAGGCCTACATGCTGATGAAAAACCGCTTTCAAAACGAACCACTTCAAATTGCTGATGGCTGCAGTCTCATTCGAGAATTCCACGACGATCCAGAAGGCGATAGCCAGGTCGTCAAGAACCTCGAGCGCATCTACCGCTATGGATTAATCGGCGGCGATCTACCAGAACGCACCAACAACTTCTGGCGTCTTGCAAATGCACACACCCAATACACTTCGCACTCCTATGTGAGCAAGGCTGACCCAGGCAAGACTCTTCTGTCTCAACTGGAAGGCAGCAAAGCAAGAAGCAACAGGGATTGGATGCAGTTCCTTGAGTCTCAATTCACAGCTGGCGCCGACAGAACCTTAGTCCTCGCCTGAAGCATCAGGCAAATAAAACAGAAAACACCGCATGAGGGGGTTGCGCACCCCCTTTTTCATGTGCAAAATGCGTGCTCAGTCTTTCGACATCATCCTTGTGCTTCCCACCAGCCATGCAACGTATGACCAGCAGAAACAGTGAACGCCTACTTGGTGTGTCAGTCCTGATTGCCTCCCTCACAGCATTCTTTGTCAGCCCTTGGCCTAATGACCGCATCATTCTTCAACAAAGAGAACGCTCAACTCAGGAGGTGTACTCAATGCGGATCGATGAAGGTGTTCGTAGTCGAATGCAGACACAGTTCGATATACGGACTTGACGCAAAAGCGAGACGTCGTCGTCTTAAATGCCAAAAATGCGGCCATCGAAGTACGACAAAAGAAATAAGCAAGGACTTGTTAGATCATCTAATTGGATGTCACCGAAATCTTGAAAAGATTAAGGCACTAACACTTGCGCAATCAACCAGCAAAGCGTCGCCCCCCAGGTCGTTATGCAGAAACTGCATCTTCAATGAGAACCATAGCTGTTCATTGGAACTGCCTGAGTTCAAAACGAAGGAATCAGCGGATTGCTCCATGCATCAATACATACCAACATCATCATGAAAACAAAGACCACTGGTAACAAGTTTCGACCAACACGTCTTCTCGCGAGAACGTGCCATAACTGCAGGGTCAGGCTCATGAAAACACGACCAAGACAAGCATCTGGAGCTACCAAGTTCTTGGTGTACAGAGGACTGAGGTACGAGTGGAAGCCATGAGAAGTCTTCACTACCACAAGAACTCAGAAACGATCATTGCCGAGGCTAAATTCAAAGCCCTTGAGGCAATACGCAAAAACGATCCGACTCAACTAACTAAACTACAACGTGCTTTTTACGATGCCAATCACCCAGACTCAAGGTCACCAGTACACGGAACGTGTCGTCAGCACACAAATCAGAGGCCTTCTATCCGCTGCCAGGGAGTACATAAACCAAAAAGATGTAAAACCAACTGAGCATATAGACCAAACCGATAGAAGCAAAGGAGGCGCACGATGAGCCACGAGACAGTAAGGCTGCAAAAACTAGAAGAGCAAATGAAGTCCTTGGCATACGAATTCGCCAACATCAAAGAGACACACAACTACAACGTCAAAAGATATACCTGGATATCAGAGAAGTGCGACAGGATACAGAAAGAGTTTGACGAGCTCAAAAAAGGTGACAGCAACCTAGAAACCGTTTAACCGCTTTCCACTGAGATAGCTACCCCGCCGAAAGGTGGGGTTTTTAAATGCTGTATTTCATTTACTAAAATGGATAAATCTATTCTCTCCAGGCAATGACATTCAGACTAGCTGGAGAAGCTGTTAATACTCCTCGGGAAGTCTTAGTAGCCGCTACTCCAATGGAGATGAGAGGATTGCTAGATGACTTCACGAATGAAACCATTAAAGGCAATATCTCTCCCGATGCATTTACTAGTGGTTTATTGACACTAGGCGAAGCCGGACACTCGCCTAATTTTACAGCTCGCCAAATCAAGAATACATTGAAAAATCCTTTAGCAAGAATGTTAGTAGAAAGCCCTGGCATGGCCAAGCAAATGGCAGAAAGCTCGGTTGGGCTTTTGGATCAGTTTGGAATTAATAGCGACGCAGCTAAAAGCTATATCGGCCCTGGCATGAAATTGCTAACACAAGCAAAGAAAGATGGAATCCTTAAGTCAGACGTAACTGACGAAGAGGTTGCTCGGGAGATTCAACGTCCGCTTCACTCAGCCCTCCAAAGCTGGCATAAAGATAATAAAGATAATCAACAACTACACGACTATCTAGGCTCCGAAAATCCTGGCTGGAATCCGACAGGTCAGGAAGGGCCTATCACGAGGCAAGAAGCCTTGATGATTCCCTTCCTTAAAGGATATTAAAGGTCTTAATTAATATTTTTTTTAACCCGCCGGAAGGTGGGTTTTTTTGTGCCCTCTTTCAACGGTGCATTTTGAATTCTCATCTCAAGCTGAACTCTGGTAATCGAAAAACCGGACCAATCGCTGTATCAACAACCAGCTGGGAAAGCTGCAATAGATCCTGTGGAGCATGGGACGATTGCTACGCACGCAAGGGCTACTACACGAAGTTGCATGGAGACAAAGTTACCAATGGTGATAGAGGAACATCTCCAGATCACTTCATCAAACAAGTCTCCGCTATCAGACCAGGCAATATGTTTCGCCACAACGTCGGTGGCGATTTATGGCATATCAACAATGTCATTGATAAGCCTTTGCTCAACAAATTAATAGCGGCTGTTCAGCATTTATCCCATGCCTGGACGTACACACACCACGTACTTACCGCACAAAACCTGCTCTCTATACGGTGGGCGAACAAGTCGGGCTTCACGATCAACGTCTCTGTTGAATCAGAAGCAATAGCAGCGAAGCGGTTCAAGCAGGGTTTACCCGTGTGCTGCATCACTCAAGGGAAGCCTGAGTCATTTACTAGCCATGGCGTTCAGTTCAAACGCTGCGAGCACCAGCTTGACGGCGTTCCGAAAGACCAAAGAACACAATGCATTGGCTGCGGTAACGGAAACCCATTGTGCTCGCAAGCCGATCGAGATTTTGTAATCGCTTTCGAACTGCACTGACTAGACAACAGCCCATACCCCTCTTACACTTCGCAAGACATGTCTCTCAACTCATGCCCAAAGTCACCATCAGCACTCCAGTCAAAGCCATCGAAGTCGAAGCAAATGCAACGACGATCGAAGACGTCTGCAGGGTCTGCAGAGCTAATGGTATCCCATTCAAGCTCAACTACAACGCAGGCAAACCAATCTACCCGTCGTTCATTTCAAGGGGGCCACGATTGGTTCGTTAGATATTACGCATGGGTAAACATGCAAACCCATCCACCTGACACGATCATCGTGATCCAAGGGATGGAGGGGGCTTTACATGAATGGCGTAAATACTTTCAACACATATACAAACTAATCAATCATCTAGAAAAACAATCATGTCACAAGGAAAAGCTGCATACGAAGTTTTCAAGTTCGTAGGGCATTTCTGCCACGAGAGCCTGCATCATTCGGCGACACCTCAGCTACTTGAGGTGCTTCACCGAAACGACCCTGAGCAGATTCAAGTAAAAATTGAGACTGAGGACGCGGGTGAGACCTTTGACGCTGTCGTCGAAATGAAACTCATCCGCGTTGAGGAACACCGTTACCAACGCCCAGATAGCGAGCGCAACGAGCGGGATAGAAAGTACGCAAGACAAAGCAAGAAGCTCATCGCTCAACATGCTCTTAACGAATTTCATTGATATCGGTATTCTATTCCTACACATATTTGAAGGAATTGTGTACCTGAATTAAATAACTAGGCTGTACAGCCAGAGGGCAGAATTTGGATAACAGAAAAGCGATCCTTGTACGCACAGACACTCGAGAAGCACTCGACATTAAATGGCGCCCGTGCATTGCTGATGACGAGCTTGAGTATGCCAACGCACGTCTTGAGCAATGCCGGATGCCTTACAGGTGGCGGTGGGTTGACAGGCTGACTAACTTAGCAGGAGCAATCAATATGAACGATCTTTCGCACGATGCTGCAACTAAACTCCGCTCTAGTGGCAATAGCGGCTGAATTCACAGGCAAGTTTGCTCCTTACCAAGCAATAGAGATTGGACCTGCACCTGGTGGTGGAGCTTACGTCAGCTCAACAGACAAAGGAAAAATTGCGTGCCTGGCCTACGACGCCAGCGCGACAATCGACGAAACGATCAGGCTCCTACCAGCCCCGGAGCTAATCAAGTGCTGCCGTGGAATCAAAACGGCAGAAAGGCAGCTGATGATTGAGGGCAATAATGCGATCGTCACTACGTTTCGCAAGTCAACGCACGAAAAGAAAGAGATCATCATCAGTCGTTCCATTTCTGATTTCCCACCACTTGCGTCAGCCGTCAAAGCTTGTATCGATCGCTGGTCATCACAGCCAGCCGTCAGCGCTACCGCTGGCAGATATGAATCTTGGTATATCGAACGAGCCCTAAGAGGTTTGTCATCAACTGATGATTCCATAATTCTGTCTGCATTTGATGGTGGTCCACTGCGAATTCAAACTGACGCAGGCGATGTCGTGATTCTTGTAATGCCCCAAACAGCAGAAATGATACCTTCCTTACCAGAATGGTTAAAAGAATATGCTGACGGCGTGAAAGATCTTGCACAATGACTGCCACTCGGTAACTTGATTGCACAACGCAACTAAACCTTGGCCCATTCCGTCATTGTCGTTGCTTTGGCTGCTACTCCTACTGCTTCTGTCGCCAATGGCAGAGAAGTTTTGGAATGCTACGCGCAAACTACCGGCAAAGAACCAGTAAATCTTCTGTTAAGGGTCCGCAATGGATCAGCTGCAGCAAGTGCTTTCGCAACCAAAGCGACCGGATCTCACCTTCTTGCATCAGGGGACTTAATCCTGAACGACCCGAGCGGGTCTTCTGTTCTATTCATGAACATGTTTTCTGATGCAATAGAGAAGCAGTACATCAACGAAACAACAGTTGTTGGAAGATTGACAGGAGAAGGTAAATCTTCTCCCACACAGAAAAGTGCTCGTCGATCTCTAGCTGTTAATCGGTATCCCAACCGTGATGAAGAGGTAACCGACTGGTTTCAACTGCGGGGGTTTGGCTTTCTCATGGAGAAGCTCATCAAAGCTCCTAGAGGCTCGTTGGTTCAAGCACAAGGCTGCTTAGAGCAGAAGACAAACAAAGATGGCAAAAGCTATCTGGAACTGAAATGTCGCTCTCTTCGTGTCCACAACAAAGGCAAAGGACAGAGCAACCAAGCGGAAGGCACGTCCGCATCTGGCTACGACGCCGAGTCATTCAATGGCTCACCTGAAATGTCAACTGACTGGAGCAACTAATGGGATTTTTCCCCGACGATTACAAGCGCGAATCCGACTCCGCCCCAGGTGGCAAGAGCGAACCCAATCCAAAATATTTTCAGTTCGACACCAAGAATCTTCAGGATGGTCAGTCGATCAGCTTCCGTCCCTGTGGTCAATTTGAAACCGGTCACGTCTGCACTGGCTTTCAATATTTCACGATGGACGGCAGGATCAAACGTTTTCCAAAGTACCCAAAGGAAACATCTGACATCGGTCTAACCTGGGCAGCCAAGAATGCATCAGGCAAAGAACTTGACGATCTAGTCAAAGAGGGTAAAGACAAAGACAGACCTAAAAAATTTCTTAGCTTTGTGGCGTTCTTTCCAGATAGGAAAGATTTTGTGTGCGTCACAATTCTGCAAAAGAAAGTCCGCGCACTGCTCGAAGACATACTTGACATGGAGGACTACGTGTTCCTCCCATCAGGTGTCGCAAATTTCACCCTGACCGCAAAACGGAAAGGCGAGAAAATTGAGACCACTTACACCTTGGCTCCAGTCCTCAAGACGCCATCGGCAGCCTTCGAAAAGAAATGGACTGATTACCAAAACCAAGTCTGGCTTCCAGCTCTATACGAGGGTGCAGATCCATTCGACGGCAAGCCCGATAGCGGCAAAACGCAAGGGCTCCCACCCTCAAGGCAAGACGAGCTTGGCGCTGACCACGAAGTCGCAACAACCGGAATGAGCGAAGACTGGTAATAACTGGATAATTATCTTGCATAACGAAAGAGCGCCTCAGGGCGCTTTTTTGTTGTCATGCACGACCAGGCGTACTAAGTTGCAGGACACACAACCACACAACCACACAACCACACATGAAAAAGGTACAAGTATCCATGTCAGAACACGACCATGCAGTCCTCAAGGACTACGCGAACGCCTTCGGCATGACGATGTCTGAAGTGCTTTACGAGGCCAGCAGGCACCACATTCATAAGCACTCAAGAAGCTGTGGATTTATCTCCGCTCTCTTCGAATTCAAGAAGGTCGTCCGAGACAAAAGACTCGCAAAGGACTGCTATGGCTTCCCTTGCTTCGCTTGCAATCACTCCACTGCCTGCCGGACTGGGTTCTACAAAGGCGGCTGGGAGATGGATCCGCAAGTTCAGCAGTACATAGACATGCACCAACCTCAAAACAAAGTCAACGCAGAAATCCCGTTACGCCCGGAAGACGCAGAAGCGCTAGCCGCTGTCTGACAAGTTGCAAGCGAATGAAATAATTCGCATGTGGCTGGACACCTCTACCTATAAACACTCTTGATCAGGTTTACCCCATGACCCAAGCGCCAAAAGCCTTGGCACAATTGCAAGACGAGGTCGCAAGCTGAGCTATGCACGACGATGACATTGTCAGGGTGACAGTCACCATGACGCGCAAACAACACAAGGCGCTTAAGCAGTACGCCAGCTTCTTCGGGCAAACTCAATCAGAGATTGTGATGGATTGCCTTGGATATTTCTGGAATAAGCACTATATATTTTGCACACTGACTCAGCAGATTTTCCACAATCTGAAGCTAGCGCCGGACAGAAGACGGCAAAAACCCTGCTATGGCCATCATTGCCATCAATGCACTAAAAGCGTTGAGTGCCGGACTGGCCTGTATCAGGGAGTTGTTCACGTAGACGAAAGCTGCCGTCCACTAATGACAGACGACGGCAAACGCAGTCTTATCAAATTTCAGGTATCACATCATCAGACCCCTCAGTGGACAGAGGACGTGAACGGTAATGTTTCTTAGTCATATAAACGAGCGAGATTCCTCCAAACATCGTATCAATACTGGGCTTTTCGCCTATTATTGACCCATCAACAGGAGGTCTCGCCTTAATCGAAAGATCTATCAGTCAAAGTCTGCCTAATTTGCTTGGCTTCTTGACTCCAGTCTTTCAAACCTCCACCGCTTAGGTTCCTGGCAGCTTCATGAGCCAGGTATCTAATTACTGAAGGATGAGTTACCAAGGCCTGCTTTGCCAGCATCTGGGTAATCTCCAAAAGCTCTAGTCGATCGAGCTTTTCAATCTTTTTGTTGAATTCAGCCAGTCTTAATTGCTCGCCTACGGTCGGCTCGATGACATTTTCGGTCACGGCCTCAGGATGATGCATCTTATTTTTTTTACATTTCTTTAATCAAACTAGCGACGATGACCCCAAGCATTCACCAAGGGAAGTTTCGGCGTGCCTTGAAAGGCAACCCCTTCCTAAAGACAGCAACGAGTAACTTCTACTTGGTGCAAGTAACTGAGTCATCAACCAGTGAAGACGATATCGAAGCACTGCATCAATTAGTAGCGGATCAGACGATCAGCTTTTTTGAGTACATTGAAGAATCTAAAGTCATCGTCATTGAGACCGAGTCAAGAACTGCTTCTCGCGGCACTGAAACGTGCATCAACCAAAGAAGACGTTCGAAACCTGTTGGACACATATGGCCACGAACCAGTGTCTTCTGCATGGAATCATCTTGATTCGATTGACAAGGCTGCGTTGTCTCTAGTCAGAGTTTTCAATGGATTCCTTCTCCATGACACTGGATCAGAACCTGACCCTGTTCGAGACCAACAAACAAATCCTCAGTGAACTAAAGAACACCAATATCCAACTGCGTCAGGTAGTTATCTACCAACAGCAGACCTGCGAGCAGCTACATGCGCTCAATCAATTGATGCAGGGGTTTACTAATAACGGTGCCTCCTTAAACGGTTACATCCCTGATGCTTTCGTTTCGGCCTATGTTTCTGTCCTTGGGCCTGTACTTGCAAAGCGCCTAGATAAAGACGACATTGGTCTAGAGGAACTAATGAAAGGAGCAACGCTTTTAGCAAGGCGATTGCTCGAAGAACTCAACGCTTACAGGAGTGAGCAAGAAGGTCGAGACGTACTGGCTGATGTGTTGGCAAACTCCAACGATCCTTGGGAGCGACCAGACAACGCACCATCCGAGCTTGAGTCGTAAGTCTTGCACTCTGCAAGACAAGCTGCTAATCTTAGGGCCATCGCTACGTATATAGCGGTGACCTAGGCATCAAGGTGTCTGACAATCACTGTGATGATCCATGCGCAGTGATTGGGGTTTGGAGTGTCTCACTCTCTTCAAGCCTTGCGAGGATTCAAGGGGCTCGCTCAGACACACGTAGTAGCTTGTGTAAGTCCTTAAGAATCAACTGCGCGTTGAAGCCATAAGTAGATAGAGGTGGTCAGTCCTCAGCCTTTATCTGCTTTGCTCAAGTAAGTCGCAAACCTTTTCATAAGTCACCAGCGTTTAGATGACTTACTTAAATAAGCAGACATACTGACAGCGAGAGCCACGCAACCGGCGACAGCAAGGAAACCCATGAGTTTTAATGCGGGTAATCAAGGGAATATTCCCTGAATAATCTAGTGCAACAAAATCGTTACATTCATTAAAAGCTTCGGCGTTAATGGATGAACCAACAAGGTTCGAAATAGATGGTGCCAGGCACTACCGAACTGATAAGCCTGGAAAAATTTACCCAAGTGTGACGACTATCCTCGGCAAAACTGCGAGCGAACATTCCAAGAAAATTCTGGCCAACTGGGGCAAGAAGAACCCCGGCGGAATGGAGAAGGCAGCGGCCAGAGGCACTGCAATACATAAAGCCTGCGAGGATTACATTCGTGGCTTTCCTGTTGACGTACCAGATGACTACCTGCCGTTCTGGCGAGGCATCAGCAAACACTTGGATAAATACGATTACTTTGTATGGTCTGAGAAACCGCTAAAGCCAGAGTGGAATTACTGCGTTGGGCATGACGGAATTGCCAGGGTCTGGAGCCACGAATACGGCTTCGTCGGTTGCCCAGATATCGTAGGAGTGAGAAGTGGGGTTGTTATCCTGGGAGATTTTAAAACCTCAAACCAACCTTATTGCCGGTACTACGGTAAGGAGAATCCAGTATGGAAAGCCAACTTTACTGGCTGGAGCAAATTAAACAAATGCGGTCTGCAGCTCGGTGCTTACGCCCTTGCGGTCGAGGAGACTTTGGGACTCAAAGTGGACTGTGCGCAAATAATTGTTTCCACGCCAGAGATCGATCAGTCGTTCATGTTCCAAGGCGACGAGCTATCTAGGTTTCAAACGAAATGGCTTCAACGAGTCAGGCGCTACAAAGAGCTCAAGGAGATCGAGCACCAGGAGGAAATTGAGCGGCAAGCTAATGAAAGCTAGACGAATTTAGAATAATGGATATTACTAACTGATAGTGTCTAATAACTTTCTCCCAACTCTCTACGACGCACGCAACAATCGACTATTTGGTGCTCGCCCTGATGGCACATATGCTTACGTAGATCCCAACCCCACGACAAGGAATAGTCAGAACCCTGACTACATTTACGTTTCAGATACAGAAAATATAATCGAATTCGAAGTCCCAACAGGGAAGCATTACGTTGTTTACCTACCTGATGGGACCCTCGATAATTACATCAATAACTCTTACCCAACTAACAGCGAAATCCAAGTCGTCAACATCGGACAGGGCTCGCTCGAGGTCATTTTCTTTGGTTATACCTACGAACCCAAGTCTGTAAACGGCACTCAGCTCACCGGCCAATGGGCGGAAGCAAAGCTGCGATGCCGTGGCGAAAACGACTGGATCGTCAATGGTCAAGTCGGACCATCAAACGCCAAGAATTACTCAGTAGTCAACAGTGGTTCTGGCGCCTACGCTTTTACCGGCGAGGGCCTCACAAGCGAGTCAAATCCAAGCTTGACACTCATGGTGAACCAGGAACTTATCCTTACCGTGGACGCCACTGGACATCCACTATGGATAAAAGATGTCGGAGAGACTGGCGAAGGGACTGCAAGTATTGATGGTGCGGGACCTGTCGATAACAACGGCGCACAAACAGCGGTTATCAGGTTCCGTGCGTTCACTGCTGGCACTTACTATTACAACTGCCAGTACCACGCTGGAATGAGGGGAACAATTACGGTCAGCTAATTAACCCAGAGCAGCTTTCGCACTAAAGGCTGCAGTGATGTCCTCGGCAGTCTCGTCAAGAATCCAGGCGAAACTCTCGACGCAATCATTGTCAAACTTTCCGTGCGACAGATCTTCCAAAACTTCACCTGTCAACCCAAGTTTCGTGAGAATTTTCTGGCTGACATTCTTAGCTTTTAGCTGCTCAGCTGGCCATGTATAAAGAGGGTCTTCATGAACGACCTCAACGTTTTCAGCAAAGGGGAGACTGTAAGCATCACTCGCACTGGCCGCTGCGAGGATCTTTGGCATATCAGCTTGCACGCTTTCCTTGCGTATCCAAGACGTTACATCCTCAATGGTTACCTGTGATACATATTCTCCTGTCTTGTAGTAAGCACTCAATGCAGTCAGGCTGACCCCTAAGGTCTTTGCAAGGTTCTCCTGAATCTCCAAACCGACCTTGAAAGGCGATATAGAACCCCTCAAATACTTTGTCAGTGTTCCAATCGTGATCGATATTTCAGCACACAACTCTCGCTGCGACAGCCTGTTGGTGATCATGCTTTGCTTTAACGCATTAACAAAGCGTTGATTGACCTCAGAGCAACTGTCGTGTGTTAGGTGTCGTTCGATTTGCGCGTTCATGAAAAGAAGTTTACGACCAACCGCAATAGGCGTGAATGCCTAGCAGCCTCACTTTGTACATCACTTTTTATAGCTGAATGCGAAGGGTAGTAGTACAAGGCTTTATACGTTTTTTGCATTTCCGTCAGAAACACGCACTATCGGGATCAAAGCTCGTCTTACGCATTGATTGCCAAGAGCAAATAACTCGCCATAATCGAGGTGACATGTCACTCATTTTGTATGCCAGACCAAAGTTGTATCGTCGAATACAGTATTCATAGCACCTGCTACCAGAAACGTCATAAGAAAAGTGATTTTTCGGACTCTTGGTCCCGTGATTGGCAACCAAAGGAAACCCCTTTAGAGGAACTCAGGGACTGGGTTGGATCTGGTATGGCTTTCATTGGTGCTCGAATGTCCTCACACCATAGGTCCAGCAGTGCGTTTGAGTGCAGCGATCTTGCAGTTGTTGATATCGACCACGGCTTGTCGATCAAAGAGTTTCTCGAACACCCACTAGCTGCAAGTGCGGCCTGGTCATATACACGAGCTCTCGCCATGGCCAAATGCCGGAAGATCGATTTCGAGTCGTGTTCAGACTGCCGCAGCGAATCCACGATCCTGAAATCTATAAGGGTGTCGTCACCCTTTTGATCAGGTCACTCGGCAGTGATAAGAGCTGTTCTGACCCCTGCCGCATCTTCTATGGCAGCGATCCAACAGAGCATATTTTGTGGCAGCCAGAGGCTCAACTACCTGATTCAATTCTTGACGCTGCGGAAGATCATGCTCGGAAAATGGCAGCGCGAGCAGCTGTCTCTACAAACACGATTGATCAGCAATCAATCGACCAAGCCGTCTTCGTTCTCGAGCAAGTCCTCGAGCCGACTGTTGATGGAGACCGAGACAGATTCCGATGCATCACCGCATCAGCAGCAACTGCTGGCTCAGCACTGTTTCCGGCCTGGAGCGACTGGGCGAGCAGAGGGCATCACGGCAAAGGAAAGAATGCAAAACAATCAACTGAGAAATTCTTCAGAGGATTCCGTGGTTCAGGCCTCGGAACTCTGTTTTTCTGGGCATCAAAAGAGGACCCTGACTGGAGATCCAGGCTCCCTGCAGAGCTTCGACGATCCAGTGAAAGCTCTTCCCAATGCTTTGGGTCGGCACTTGGTTATGACCACAGCGATTTCATTGGAGATCCTGATGATGATTTCTTCTATGAGGGACCAACTCCCAACACCGGAACCACTCAAGGTCTCTTTGACGCCGAGCGCCCATGGACCCAAGTGGCAGTCATTGAAAGACCGCCGGTAGAAGCACCGCCTATCAACACGAGTGATTCAGATGACGACGATGGAGGCGATGGTTTCGGGGGTGATAACGAACCGCCTACAGAAGAAGGAGTTCCTCGAGTTCGAGCTGGTCGGGGCAGACCTCGCGGAGATGGTGAGGTTCAAGTTGTCGTCGATATCAAAACGAGACTGCAGCGCCTCTATCCAGGCTTGCGAATGAACTCCATGTCTCAAGACTTGGAATATGGATCAGTCGAGAAACCAATCAAAGTTGACGACGCATCAACCGCTTATGTCCGCATCAGCAATGGGGCGGGGCAAGTATTCCCAAAGACGCTTACTTATGACACCGCTTTAATTGTCGGCAGAGAAAATGCCTATCACCCAGTTACCGCCTACCTAGAGAAGTGTGCCCTTAAAGGAGAGACCTGCGGCTATTTCGATCGGATCGCATCGGAGCTACTCGGACTCAGGGGCGACGAGCTCACTAATCCAACGATGCCCTGCGGGAATCTGCTCGCCGATGTGATCATGAAACGCTTTCTGGTGGGAGCCGTTGCTCGAGTCTTGGAACCAGGCTGCACTCATGACTGGATGCCGATTCTCATTGGCTCTCAGAACTCAGGCAAGACAACATTTTTCCAATACCTCACTCCTCCTGCTCCTGACTCACCGGGTTCCCACCCTTGGGTAAGCACTGTGCAGCAAGGGATCAATCTCCTGAAGGACCGGCCTCACATCCTCCACGCAGGCTGGTTGGTTGTTATGGATGAATGCGAGCGCTATTTCCGGCGTCAGTACACCGAGGAGCTCAAAAACATCGTCTCAATCGGAGTCGATCGCAGCGCAAGAAAATACGAGAACGAACGCAACTTCCTCCGCTCCTTTGTCCTAGCTGGTGCAACGAACTCAACCGATTTCCTGGTCGATCCAACCGGTAATCGCAGGTTCATGCCAATCGTCGTTGACGGCAAAGTTCCCAGCAAGGAAAACCCCAACATCCGCATCATTGACCTGGACCGTCTCAAAGAAGACCGGGACAAGATCTGGACGTCTGCGTATCAGGCCTATTTAGATAAACCGGTCCATACCTTCAGCAGCTATGAGCTGTCGTTCATGAAGGAGTATATGGAAACGTTCCAGTCAGATAGTCCTCTGGAGTACCAGCTTGACCTAGTTATGACGACCAAGCACTCGGGTGAGCATGGCTCCGACCAAAGGAAGCAGCGGTACTGGCTGATGGCTGATCTCTTTGAATGGCTCGAGATCCCTCTCAAAGAGGAACGGTCCATGGCTCGACACATCTCAGACGCCTTGAAGAAGAAGGGATTCACAAAGCGCCGTGTCAAGGTGCGGGGCAAGGTTCTCAATATGTGGCTGACAAGCGATCCGCTTTACAACGAGAGCCTTGGATCCGCTGCTCCGATGTCTCGAAACTGGTAATATGAGACTGTTGTGAGACGGGACTCATCTGAGACTCATGCCATTCCCTTGCTGGGAGTGGCTTTTTTATTTAGGGGCTGATCCAATCACCTGCTGGTTTGCTATCAAGACACCGCTTAATCGCTGTTCACGATATGAGTCTCATCAGGTGACACTAGGTGCCATGCTCCTACAACCTTTCTCCAGGAAAATAAATTCAAATCACCCTTCTTTTCTTGCTGTCTTCCCTCTAGCGAATAGCTTTCATTTCGCTAGACTCATCACACGATTGGAAGCGGTTTCTTGGTTGTCCGTATAAACCAAGAGGGAAAGGAATTACCTGGAGAAAGGTGGGAGGCACGCGACACCGCATGTCACCTGAAAGGAACCCAGTCATATCAACGGATCTGCGGTGACATGCCAAACGGGCAGGTTACAAGATCTGCAAAGGAGGGCAAACGCATTGCAGCGCAACGAGTTACGGCGAACTGCATTTGACAAAATGACAACTAAAACCAAAACAGCTTGCAAAACGCCTGACATCTTTTACTATTCCGGCACCAGCGAAGAGCATCCATGGCAAATCTGACAATCAATCACCCCCTGTACGCAACTGATCGAGAGATAGTGGATGGGCTCCTCGCTCAATCGCAGCCAGACACGCTCGCACTCAGTCATGCAGGGCGGCTTTTCATCCGGTATGAAGGATTCCCTGGCGCATACGATATTAAAGAAGACTTGGCCAAATGCCTAAACAATTGGGGCATGGATCGGGATCAAATGAATGCATCCTGCATCAAGCTTTGGGGCGAAGGGTTTCGACCTGGCGATGCCTCAAATGAACTTTCTATAGGCTCTGGCGCAAGCTAACGATGAACGGATCATTCGAGATAAAAGCCATGCTGCGTAGCACTGAGCCTTCCTGTCATGTGCTTCTCGAATGTCAAAGGGCATTAGAAGCCAGCAAAGACATTAAGCTCCACCGACTTATCGGCCAAGCATTGGATCGCTGGGGAATTTCGAAGGATGAACTGAGGATACGGAATCGCCTATGTGAGCTGGACTTTAATGCTTCTCCAGTTTCCGAAGCCTGCTCTCGTGATCTTGCAATCGAGTATCAAGGGCATTAATATCCTGGCCAATATCAATACGAAGCAATTGGACTTCTTTTAATATTGCTTCCATACCGCGCTGCATTTTGCCTTGCTCGAACGCCATGCGCCACAGAGCTCCAACAGCAGCAACACCAATAAGAGCACCAACTTCAAGCATTTTATTTGCTTGTATTTTCTCCTTCTATTCTAAGAAGAACATGGACAATCTTCGTGCTCCAAAAGCTCCAACTCATTGGGATCAAAGATTTCTCGTCATCGCTTCTCACTTTGCTGGCTGGTCGAAAGATCCATCCACAAAAGTAGGCGCAGTAGCGGTACGCAATAGAAGAATTCTTGCGCAAGGGTACAACGGACTACCCGCTGGAGTTTCTGATACAGAGGCGAGACTTATGGACCGGACGACAAGACTTGCGATGACTGTGCATGCAGAAACCAATTGCATCTGTCATGCCGCACAGAACGGAGTGTCGTTGATTGCAGCCACCATGTATGTATGGCCTTTGATGACATGCAGTAACTGCGCATCAATGCTGATCCAGTCAGGAATTATCAAGGTAGTGGTTCCAAACTTTGTAGAGCCGCAGCGCTGGCAGGATTCATTTGACCTAGCTCGAACGATGTTCCTAGAAGCTGGAGTTTCGGTTGACCGAATCCCAATGTCAGGCCCAATCAATCCAATGGAAGAAGATGATTCAGCGCTCTGAAATAGCAAGCAACGAAAAATGACTAACCTATCTTGCAGAGCGCAAGACTTCTGATTAATGTTGGCTTTACAGGTTGGACATCGAATCCTGCATAAGGTCACCGGCCAGGCAGGGTTTGTGACGTCCGCTTCTTCAGCCACTGGCTGGAATAAAGGATTAGTCACCGTCACACTTGAAGGTTCAACGCGATCGGAAGATTGGCCTCTAAGCCAAGTCCGCCTTCGCCAAAGCTCTGAGCAGCTGGCAATTCATGGCGGCGAGTTCATTCCACCAAAGGGTTTTCCCCTAAATACAAAATGAGCACAAAAGAGTCAAGACGACAGGCGCCGCGCTTTGGTATTGGCGACCGTGTCGTCGAGGTAAAAAACTTTGGCGACCACTGTATTCGGCCAAGTCATCCTGACTTTGAGAAAATTACACGGATGATTCACCACCGCCGGCAAGGCTGCGTTGTCGGATTTAAGACAGCGAAGAACACTCGTGGCCATGCCATTAATTATGCGCTTGTGATTTGGGATCAATTCAAAACACCAACTCAACACTGTGTGTCGAGATTGCGCCGAATGGAAGCACCCGAAACTGTCAACGCATGAAATCGATACATTCTCAGCATTAGGAATCACATATGGCACAGTGGCCGCTACCACCTGATCTGCATTCAAGAACAGAGGCTGGTCCGCTGTGCCCTTTCAGCGACCACTCCCTTGGGAGTAGAGACGGACGAATCGCGAGATATGACGACAGCCATGCTTGCGTGAGATGCGTCTCAGCACTAACAGAGGGAAGGCTGACTCTGGATGTTCACAAGATTCACCGCAATCATCGTCGTCGTTTTCTCGAGTTCTGGTCGTTCGTAGAAATAAATGAACCAGATGAATGCTGGCCATGGCGAGGCAAGCAGCATTCAAAGACTCACTCTACATATTTCTCTATCCCACGATTCTGGGGAAGCGCACGTCAATACTCCGCTCAGCGTGCTGCTTTCTGGTACAGCTGGGGTGACGTTGGGAGACTTCCCATTAAGGCAGTTTGCGGAAATAATCAGTGCTGCAATCCGTTACATCTGAAAGCAAAGGGAGTTCCCCACTTTCATCACAACAGACATATGAGCAAAATTGACTTGGAGTACAACTCAAACAAACTCGAGCACGATACGCTTTTATTCTTAGAAGCAACCAAGGAGAAAGACTCAAGACGCTTTGAAAAGATTCAAAAAACCAACAAGCTCTGGATTGATTTCCGGATGTCATCAGACAAGCCAGTCCAAATTGAAGACCTGATAAAGGCTGCGATGACAGAAGAAGACAGTCCTTAGAATTAGTCAATTAGAAAAGAAACTTACACAGTACGTTTAGAGCTATGGGATCAAGCGCAAACTACGACACCAGAACAGGCAATTCAAACAACTACGATGCAGGGCATTGGGGAAAAGGCAACTTTGATATCAAGGAATTAGCCGAGCGCTATGGCCTTGACACCAGTAATCCAGGCAGAACAGAGCATGACATCTACGGGAAAGATGCAGATGGCAATGAGGTCTACATTGGGCGATCCAATATGGGCATGGCGTCCAACAAGGATCTAATCAGAGCACACTCAAATCAAGCGCATCCAGATGAGGGCGATCATTTCGCTGAAGGCTCAAACCTAAGCAGCAGTGGAGATATTCGAGGTGCAATTCTCAATCAATGGAATAGAGGTGCAGCTGCTAAAGCAGAGCCAGAGCCAGAGCCAGAACCCGACCTTGTCCTTGAAGAGTCGACTCAAAAGTACAAAGACACTCGACTAGATCTACCTGAAAACGCGCAACCAGAATTCGGTTACTCAGACGACGTTTACAAGGACGCCATCAGCCACGGAGACGATTTAAACAAGCACTATGCACGAAAATTTCTTCCAAGTCTTGAAGCAGAAGCGAAGCTGACTGCTCACGAGATAGGAAGAAGCGGCCTAAAGCACATGCAAAATATGAAGGGCACAGTCGGAGGGCAACTAGGTGACGGAAAAGATTTGTTTGAGTATTACGCCAACTATTTAAATGACGCCTACGACGCGTAACAATTCTTTGCACGACTGAGCAAGCATTTTGCACGACAACCCGGTAACTTCTGCTCAGTTGCATTTCCGACTTGGAAGCCCCGGCATTCGAACCGTTCAAAGCCACTTTTGTTGATGGCAATCAGTTCCCCCAGCGATTGGCCTATACGGCTTTGCATGCTGATTACTCAGAGAACTTTTCTGATAGCAGCGAGCTCCCTGAAGACAAAGCTGGACGAATCGTTGTTGATCGATTACTGAAGGGCGGCAAAGGCCACTGGGGGCCTCTCGAGCACCCGTCCATGAGCCTGATGCTTAGGGCAGATCACAACACCATGATGCAGCTGCGAACTCACCGCGTGGGCTGCACGTTCGATTATCAGTCAATGCGGTATAGCGGTGAGCGCATTCGTAAATGTGCCCAACGAAAAATCAGGCCTGAAGAAGTCTTTTACGTGCGGCCACCTGGCACTTATTGGGACCGCCAGGGCGATAAATATATCTGGACAAATAGTCAAGCCGAAGAGACATTGGCGATGTGTCTTTCGTCTGCAATTGATTACGACCGTCTACGACAATCAGGAGCCTCAGAAGAACACTCGCGGTCAGTGCTGGCAACTGGATACCTTCAGCATGGGCTAGTAACTGGAACGCTCAGGTTCTGGCTTCATCTTCTAGATGTACGAGCGAAAGCCGATGCTCAAATGGAAATTCGAGACTTAATGAACTTAATCGAGTTACAAGTTCAGCGCTGGGTCCCCGAAATATGGGGATGGTATCAACAACACCGCCACCACAAAGCACTACTCGCTCCGTAAATGCCATTGAACGCCACTCGCAATTCCATTGTTATGGATCAAATAAAAAAAGCTGAACTCTATGGTCCCGTAAAAACTGACGAGACCGAACAGCAGATCATGCTGATATCCGCTTACGGAGAGTTGCAGGCTTTCTGCCAAGCGACACAAGACAATCCGTGGCAACGCGAACTACGAGGTACTGCACAAGCTGCGCTGTTAATCGTGGACAACCTTCTCGACACTTTTGAATCTTTAAGGGATCTTAGAAAAAATGATTAGACCAGAACCAATTGAAATGCTTGCAAGCTTGTTCCCAGAGCTGCTTAAGGCGAAATCAAAATCTGAACGCGAATCTACAGTCAAGTACAGCCTTCTGGCTTCTGAGGTTGTATGCCTGGACCTAATCCGACTATTCGACCAGGGCCTGCAGCGCTATGGCCGTGGCGTCTTGGTGATGCGTCTAAACAAGGGAGCAAGGGACTCAACCTATCTCACTAATAACGACTTAAGCCAGGACTATGAAATAGCTAAAGCTGATGGCGACAAGAAGACGGCTGAGGCCTTGAAGCAGGTAATCAAATTGATCGACAGCACAAATCCTGAGAAGTGGGCAATTCTGATGCGTGTCGACAATTCAGGTATCTCTGCGATGCGAATCAACCGAGAAAATCCGACTGAAAACCTCGAAGCAAAATTGGAGCAAATCGCAGAATGAGTGACTCCAGTCTTGGCTATTTCACAGTTGGCATATTACTGGGCCTGGTAATTGCCATCACAGCCGATCTTGCACTCACACCCTTAATGGCATATGGGGGTTGAACATCGGATCGAGCTTGGCCCTCCAAAGAATTTAGTGGAAGCCGCTAAAGCAGTGATGGGGGCAATCGACTTTGACCCCTTCTCTACAAAAGACATTAATCGTCTTGTTCAAGCGGCAAGGTTCTTAGACAGAGACCGTGACGCTGAGCCAGAGATTGCGCTTGAAAACGTATTAGCTCCTGACTGGGATCTACCTGGAGAGAAACGAGCCTTTATCGCACCAGCTCATGGGGCTCAGTGGAGTCGCAAACTGATTAATAAAACTCTGCGGGAATACCAAAGAGGCAGAGTTGATCAGGCTGTTATCTGGATAAGCAATAACGAAACGCTTACCAAAGTCCCCTGGATCTGGAATTTTCCAGTCTGCATACCATTCAAGCGATTACGTGCAACATGGTATGACGACGAATTGGAAAAATTTAAGAACACAGTCCCTGCAAGTTGGTCATCGGTTGTTTATCTGCCGCCTTCAGATCCACAACGCTTTCATTCCAAGGTCTCGCTTTTTCATGCCTCATTTTTCACGATGGGCGCGATCATCTTCAACGAGATGAGCGGGCACACTGACTGGGAAAAAGCTTACGAGCTAGGCATGAAAAAGAAATACAACTATTACACCTAATGCTCTTACCATTTTCACATTCGGAATTAGATGAGTTCTGCATGCCGGACGGGGAAATTTTCTACGTCTTGCGCTCTATCGTGTACGACTCATGGCTTACATGGCAAGACGCACTGCCTGAGCCAATAGAACAGAGAACGCTGCTTAACGAAGACGTAGTTTCTAATGTCGTCAAGTTGGCATCTTCTCTTCATTCGTTTCATCAAAGCCTTCCCGACTATCGACCTCTTACAAAAACACCTTTTAAGGTGACTCGATGGTGGGACCCAGACGATAGAGATGAACGCTGGAATAGCGGATCCGCTTGTTTATTTTCAATGACAGACTATTCTGCCACTGATTTAGTACGGCTGATTCAGAAGAAGACAGAGCTAGCAGTAACACCAGTATCTAAGCGCTACGTTGAGGCATACCTTCCTGACTCGTAAAAGGTTTGTACGTAATACTGAACTTTGTAAGCTCATTCTTTACGACCGTTGTCCTGTCCTGCGCAGATCCAGTCAACTGGGACAACTGCTATCCGCCTGACAAGTGGCTTGTCCCTTGGATACACGATGTGGTCCACTTGCATAAAGATGGCGCTTATCACGAAGAGAAATGTGCGCTAAATCAATAAGCGGAATAAGTACCACCACTTAGACCACTCAACCCAGTCGAGTCCAGACCAGTTGAGTCGGCCTTGGGCTCGTCATCAAAATCGTCTCGATCTTTGCTGAACTGTCTATCGATCATTGCTTTGCGCTGCTCAGGATCGAATTGCTTGCCAATCCATGACTCCTTGCGAGCACCGAAGCGGCCAGTTCCTTGCTGATCAAAGATCTTACGGTTATCGGCTTGCTTGGCTTGGCGCTGCTGGATAACACGAGTACCGGTTCTTCTGCCTTCTAGAGATTTTCTTCCTCCTGTACTGCCACCATAATTTTCGGCCTTACGTGCCGTAGCTTTGATATTGCTCATGTAACGACCAAGCAAAGCTTCACGTTGATCTACGGTTTTATTAGAAGCTTTGACTCCGTTATAGAAGCGCATCCCTGAATATCTTCTATCCATGACCAGTCTTTTTATCTGAGGTATCCACGACATATCACATACGTCTCATCTATCCTAGTTCTAATAGCAGAATGTTCTTGACGGTGAAGACGCGATACGACCTTATCCCCTTCAAATCCATAGGAGAAATCGCAGACGTTCTCGCCTATGGAGCTGATAAATACACAGCCAACAACTGGTGTCGAGGCACAAACTGGGGCCGGTATTTCGCTGCTCTGTGCAGGCACATCTTTGCCTGGTGGGCTGGAGAAGACAAAGACCCAGAGACTGGCTTCTCCCATCTCGCTCATGCAGGGTGCTGCTTGATCTTCCTAATGGAATATCAACGCAATCAGTGGGGAGAAGACGATCGCTTCTCCGGTCCCGATGGGAAACACTTCACTAAATACGACGGTATCGATTTAGATCTCAGCTAGTATGAATCGCTCTTGCGTTGAAGGCAATAGACCACCGCTCACCCTCACCTTTGAACGGACCTACCGAATGCTGCTGTAAAGCAGGGAACACATAGAAGTCTCGCTCAACAGGTGTAAACGTAGTTTTCATTCCCATTTGGAACTTGTCTGGGTTGAAGCTTTCTGGCCCATGGAATTCAATACAGCCTCCTTGTTGTTCCAAGATTTGCTCCGGTACTTTTAGATACAAAACACCAGAAAATTCTTGACTATGAACATGGGGAGGGTTGTAATCACCAGCCTCCTGCACATTCAGCCACATATCATTTACTTGGATTGAATATGTACCTGCAGTCCAATACATTTGCCCCATAAGCGGCCAGTCTTTCTTGGATTCTTCAATCCAATCGACGCATGACTTGCTAAAGAGAATGTCTAGCTCATTCCACGTGAAATGATTGGTTGGTATTGCAAGCTGCTGCTTAAGGCTCCCTGCAAGATCGTTCGATTTGTCAATGGCATCCGGGCTATCTATGAGCTCTTCACAGAGGACAACTAGATCCTCATGCAGCACTTCGCTGATCACACCTTTCCCGACGTTCCTCGGGAACAAGTGAAACATTTTCGCAAGCATTACTCTGGAGCGAACTGACTATTTAGTTGGTTCATCCGCTCACCAAGAGCAGCAAGCTGTTCATTGATCTTCTTATTCATTGCAGCAGGTGTCTGTTCGTTCCCACCGAAAACTGCTGATTGCCTAGCAATCTGCTGTTGCTGCTGTTGCTGTTGTGCCATTCGTTGGGCCTCGATCTGAGCTACTTGCTGAAATGCGCTCTGCACTTCGTTTCGGGTAATCAGCTCAGGAACAGATTCTTCGAGCAATGCAAGTCGCTTACTAAGTTGACCGCTACGAAACACGGCGCTCATTCCTTGCCCGGAAAGAACGCCGATCAGCGCAGCTAGCGCTCCAATTGCAACTGAGCCCATGAATAAATATGATTCTCAGCTGAATGTAACAACTAAAGACCTACGATCTCCCTGACACGATTCAAGACATTACCTATAGCCCCAAAGCGTTGTACCTCTTCGGGAGGGATATTTTTCATTTTATCCATTGCCATTCTGTTCTTTCCCGCAGGTGATGAAGGCAAGTTGAGAGAAGCCCCTCCCATGTTCTGATACTGACCTCCATACACTGCTTGCAGCTCGTTAAGAGACTTGCCCCCTTGGCCGTAATACGAGGTGCCTGTTGCTGCTGTGGGGAATGATGCCCATTCCGGAGCTAAGGCATCAGCTACCCTCTCGCTCATCCCGTCACTTGTAATTACATCCAAGCCTCCCAACCCTTGTAGCCGGCGATCCGCTAACGCCAACGCAGCAATATCTTGATTGATCGGAGAGAAATCGTTGAGGCCTAGGCTTTTCGCCAAGGGCTCATATGTCGTGCTTAGGAATTGGTACGCTCCTGCCGCATCGCTAGAAAGGCCATTACCAGATTGAATAAGCCGTGGGTGCCTACTTAAATCATTAAACTTGGCACCTGTGAACATGGTGTTATAACCATCCTCCCCCGCTGTCCCTTCAGCGAACCGTATCGTTTGCAGAAGCTTTTGCCCCGCAGGAGTATTTCTAAATTGTTCGTAGTAACCCCTACTCATTGTCTACGCCTAAAACAATTTCGTCCATGTCCAACTCCATTGTGGCAGATTCATAGACATCCTTTATGTAATTAACAGCTTCTTCTTCTGTAGGTTCGTAGCCAAATATTGATTCCAGATCTTCCATGCTGTCAGGGGAGAAAGGATCCCTTTGCTCATCAACCCGGAAAACTATTCCAGCCCCTCTACTGAATTCCATGAAGCTCTGCTTCAGCTGAAACCTCACCTCCCAACAACCCAGCAAGGCTTCGACGAGTTCCTCCCTGTTGAGATCTTTCGCTTCTAGCTCGACCCGTTTTAGGATGAACTTCTGTTCTTGCGTTAGTTCGTACATTTAAAGCCTCGCCGATTGTCCAATGCGTCGAGATGGGCGCGACCCACGCGGACACCTTGTCGGCTCGCTTTTGACAAAACCAAGACGTCGACCTCCACCAATCTAAGTAATTCGGACTAGACCCTTTGGCCCGATTGCAGCGAACGCAGCATGGAACGATGTTGGTTCGAGCCCATCGGTCACCGCCCCACCTTCTGGGTAGAACGTGATCCAATGTCATTTCCAATGTAGTGCCTTCAGAATCTTGGGATCGACCGCAGTAAGCGCATCCGTCCCAGGCATCTTTTATTGCTTGCCTATATCTTCTGATCGCTGCCCTTGGTTGCAAATCTTGCAGAGTGATTATGTACCACTCGGGATGTTCAGGCGTCATAAGCTAGCAATAGCTATATGGCAACCCTAAATATATTTTTTAGTGAACAAAATACATCAACACCCAAGCTCGATTAGCCTGGGCATTCGACTTAATTCTTCCAGGTGCGGCTAAGGCCCCATCAAAACCTTGAAGTCCTTACGGATACTTCACACCTGGAGGCTCAGAGGCTTCGCCACCCCACCGAGCTCCCAAAGCATAGCGAGTAAGCATGCATAGTGCAAGAGCTTTCTCGCATAAAAAAGCCCCTCTGGTGGCGGCCAGAAGGGCTTTCGTTTTGAATGCTACTAGAACGAGTACTTGGCTCCGAGCTTAGTGCCGTAGGAATTAAGCTCGTCTCCGGTCAAAAATGCTGCTTCCCAATAGGCAGAAAGCTTTTCGGTGACGCCAATACTGCCGCCCACCTTGCCGCTGAGTTCTACCTCCCCGTCAGCTCCTGCAGGAGTCACGTAGGCCGGTCCAGCCTGGGCGTAGACAGCCATTGCGCCGAGCTGGCCTTCAGCACCAATGGCCAGCTCAGTGATCGCACCGGAGTGGTCTTGTCCAACGAATCCGTCGTTGCGTTCGCCGTTCACGTAGAAGCCACCGGCTTGGGCGGGAATAGCCAGGGCGAAAGCACCGGCCAAAGCGAAAATAGATTTAAACACTGCGTAGGTAAAAATACGTCAATACAATTTTAGTAATAATCTTGCGTTATGAAATCCTTGTCATGCGGACAAGCAATCGCTACGCTGCACGACAAGTCACACACGGCGCATGACCGATAACGCCACAGCTGCTCGGCTCCGTCGAGAGTTTTACCTTGCCAAGGCGCAAAAGGTCCGCGACCGCCCTGGGCTCAAGTACTCATTTACTGAGAACGGCAAGATACGCTTCGGCTTCGCTTCAGGCAGCTGCAAGCGCCAGATTCGTGATGCTGTGCTGAAGGCTCACCCCGACGCCACTTTTATTCCGTCAGGGTCACACCTTCCTCGGTCGTCACAGTCGTTAAAGAGTGACCGCCCTCTGCAAGCAGCTCATAAGCGGCACTGAAGTCGATTGGCTGCCAGTCGATCTCCCCCTCGCCAATCGAAAGGCCAAGAAGCAATGCTTCGCTGTCGACATGAATGCCAATGCCGAGTTGCTTTAAAGCTGCATTGGCTTGATGACGTTGCTCCTGAGAGCTAGTTCCGTTAATTAGATCAAACTTCAGGGGTTCAATAATTGTCTCCACAGCTTCGAGAGCTAATGGATTTTCGTTCCTCGACAGCTTGGCCCGTATATCAGCCAGCCGTATGTCGACACTTCGCTCTTCCTGATCTTTGTCTGCGATCCGATGCTGCAGAGTGCTGAAAATACTGTCGAAAGCTGGACCTCCAATTTCAGCGGCACGGCCAATGCTTTCCTGAATGTTTAAACGTTCGGTGTTGACCTGTTCTTTCTTAAGTAAAAGTCGATCTACTTGAGATCGCAGGTTCACAGCTTCTCCTTCTACGTTTCCACTGCCGCTTAATTGCAGCAAGGAATTTAGGTTTATCCGGGACAAGACAATTGCCAATACGTCACGCATCGGCAAGTAGGGACGTCGACATTCTTCGCTGTTCATTCGTGAGCGACATGCGATATATCTGATCAATGCATTCGGTGGATGGCCTCCGACACACGTGGACATCGAGCCGCCGCATGCACAACGAGTCAGGCCGCGCCCAATCCAATGCATCTTGGTGTTTGGGCCTGGACGATTTTTTGTTCTATTCCGAGCGGCGATGATCGAGATCACTTCTTCGACTTCTCGCTTTGGAAGAACAGGAGGAAATACGCCCTCAACGATTTCTTTTGGCTCTTGCGCAGCTCCACGAACAACGCCTTGCTGAGCGCGTGGGTCGTAGTAATTACCACTGCCATCCTTCAGCTCTCCATTTGGACCCCGCTTAAGAGGCTTCCACGCCCCTTTCGGCTTGATCGCTACAGCTCCATAAATCTGGTGTGACGCACGGATCATTGAAGAGAGATTGCTAGCCGTCCACATAGATGCCTTCATCGGCTTGTGGCCCTCTTCGTTGAGAACTTTTGCCGTCTGCGAGTACCCGTAATTCTTAAGCAGTTCCATCGCCTTGGCGATAGCAACCGCCTTTTCGTTCAGCTCCCAACGCTGACGCTTCTCATCCCAGCTCACCCAACAAGGAGCGTTTTGCTTCTTCCTGCTTACAACACCACTGGCTAATTGTTTACGAACCTCTTCCCAGTTGTATTCCTGTCGACGCGCAAGCCGCAGCGAATACTCATGAGCAGCTTGACATTTCAGGACCAGCATTATGAGTGCTGCGCCATCCCCATCGATTTTCTCTTTGTTGTAAAAATTATTGTCTTCTATCGTCACGATCGTGACGTCTGCGTTGATGAGCCTTAGGAAGACTCCTTCCAGCGCCTTGCGACTCTTCATCCGAGATACCCGATCGACAGCTTCGATAAGAAGTACCGGGTTAGTACCAAGCAAGCGCCGATCAGCCATCTCTAGAAAGCGGTCCAGGGGGCTTCCTTTCCGCATGTGCTTGGCGTGATATGCCGATTTACCTGGATCGCTTAGCGCTCGATCGTCAGCCAGTTCGAGCCCATGCCGATCGCACCAGTTGAGAGCGTCGGATCCCTGCCGGGCAAGGCCAGAACCTTTGGTCTGAATGATATGAGAGACCCTCTCGAAAGACCAGATCGTGCCTGCCTTGAAGCCCAGATCTCTGTCCACGTCCCAAACCGGTAATGTACTTCGATCACCGTAGTGAGGACACTGCCACCGGTCAAGTACATCGCTTAAGTGCCTGGTATCACTACATCCAGGGCCAACTAATTACTACATCTCCCTTCCAGAGCTCGGGGTCGATGGGAGTCTTCTTGACATAATTTCTAAATGCCTGCTGAAATTCAGCCAGCGGCATCCCGACATTTTTCGCCGCATGGGCGACATTTGTTTGGCCTCTGTAGCAATCGTGCAGGGCTTCCTCCAGAGAGGTAATCATCAAGAAAAATCCGTAGAAAGAACGCTAACGATTTCGCTAAGGCCTACTCGGCACTGCCCCTGGATTTAGCACTCCATATTTTCAAGGTTGTAATCCAGTAGACATCGGTAAACCTGATCCTTTTTCTTAACGAGAAATGCTTGCTCAGCTGGGTCCCCTCCAGGCCAGAGCTCAAGCGCCTTGCATGTCGTTCTGTACTCAAGCCTGAGGCTGTTAATGCAGTAAGAGAAACTAGCGACTGGCTGAGAGTCCATTACTAATAACAATTAGTTGAGTTCATCACAGTTATTTTATGGAATCCTAATGTCAATGTCATACGGCTTGGGCTTGAACGGTGACAAATACAAGGCTGCACGCGCTGCTCGAGTCAGCGGAGATGCGGTTGAGTCTTTACCAGCGGCGTGCATTTTTTGCTTGTAGTTGCGACTGTCCGCAGGAGGACGCATCATCATTCTCTCTGGCGTGTTTTGCTCTTCTGAAATCAAGTTATTAAGTCGAACCTTGGCTTCAGGGTCGTAGATGCTTTGGACCTGCAGCAAGGCCTTGTCGGGGCGGAAGGAGCCTGAAACAAGATCGGGATCCTCTGCCTCATTGACCATGTCGTAGGTATCTTTAATTCGAACAGAACCGTCATCACCGACGTCAGCCATGAAACGACCCAGCGTCTGCGTAACAGCTTTGTCGCTTGTCAATCCGTAAGGATTAACAGGGCCAGACGTCGGCACACCAGGCCCCGCTTTCATAGTGATTTTCTGAACGGGTTCTTTACTAAGGCCTCCAGGGAACAGTGAGTCAAAGTCCCCGCTTCGCGCTGCTTGGCTCTTTCGCAGCCTTTCAGCAAGCGATTGGTCCAAGGGGGTGACTTCGGGAAGCCCTAGCTGTTTGTTTTCCAGCTTGCGTGCATCGGTTTTTGCTTCATCAACCATGGCTGCAAAACGAGATTCCTCTTCTGGGCTCATCAGGAACAAATCTCGAGCGACTTCTTTGGTGTCGACATATTCGACAGTCTGATCAGGCTGTTCCGTAGCCGCCCTGAGCGAACGGATTGTTGAGTCATCAAGCTCCAAGCTTTCATTGCCGACACCAGACACGTACCTAAGGAACAGGTTCATGCGGTCGGGAAGAATATTTAGAGCATGACCTGCCAAACGCTTTAAGGGCATCTTTACTTACCAGGAGTAATTACAGGACCAATAGCCAGGCGTCGTCTTATCTTTTTTCTCTGAACAATTGTGGCGACTGCGAAAGTTTTTTCTCCGATCAGCATCACCATGACCGGAGCCTTTTTTTCCGCCCTCGGAATGATGCTCCATATTTGGATCACCAAAGCGGACGATTTTATCTTTACCGTTCTTGTCTTTGACTAAGACTGCAAACTTCTTATTTTCGCCAGGAGTTTTTTTGGGCTTGTTGTAGCCACTAAATACTTCTCCTGCATAGCGAATTTTCTTGCTCATGATTTACTCCGGTACGCAGTGGCACGCCGACGAGCCTCCGCTGCTGCCTTTGTGTTCTTGACCTGATGATTCACTGGCTTGCCTTTCGACGCACGCTTCTTCTTGTCGTCAGTCGCTTTGCGCTCCTCTTTCGTCATCGAGGCCCAGGCTGCCTTGGGGAGGTAACGCTCTGTACGACCTTTCTCGCGTGCTTTATCAGTCATTAAAAGGGCATGTCCGAATCATTGGGTACAAGGTTTTTTGATTGCAGGTAACTTGCAATGCGGACAATTTGCTCAGCCGCTGCTCGCTTCGTCTCAGGCGTTTTTAGGTATTCCGGTCCTTGGCCACTAGGGTCTACATATCGATAATCTGGATTAGCGCTAAGGGCCTCTAGGATCTGACGAAGTTCCAACTCATGGTCTGCAATCTCCTGGATCGATGGTGATTCGACCATGCCGTATTGGTCGTAACCAAGATCTTCGTCCGATAAATACATCGGTCGACCCTTTGCATCTCGACCACCCTTATCTTCAGCCAAAAGCCGAAGGACATCAACATTGCCAGCCAGACGTTGAGCAATCATTATTTCTTCCCCTCGTACTCCTCTTTAGTCTGCCAATCTTCTTTGGACCACTTACTTAATTTATTGCTAGAAGATTTCTTCCCTTCATACTGACCACCTTCCTGTTTGTAATATTTAGTGGCAAGTTGCATCGCACGAGCAGAATGCCCACCCATTTTTTTCTGGGCTTTAGCTTTTGCTTTTGCCCAAAGCTCGGGGTTCTTTTTCTTAGCAGTACCGTCTGACATCAGGAAAAACGCTGGTTGTAATAATCACGAGTCGAATTTGTCAGCCCACGAGTTAATTCGCCCCTGTTCCGCTTGAGCTGACCAGGGACGTAATTCTTAGCGGAACCTGTACTGCCGCTGATAGGTTTCACCACGCTTGAGGATTCAGCATCGCCAGGTGTCGGACCAGCTGAAGTTACGTCCTGAACAGATACCGATGTTTTAGGCCCAGAGGAGATTTGATCGCCACCAGTATCAAAAGTTCCAGTAATATTTTCTGGCACATCTCTAGGAGACCCGTCTTCATTAAATGTACTAATTCTCCCTGAGGCTGAAATGGGAACCGTATTAGGCATGCCCCCACCTTCGGCAACAACCTCGTTGAACTTGTCTTGATATTGCTGCGGAGCGTTGCTTGCCGCCTTAGCCCGAATGGACTCGACGTATCCAGCAGGGGCCTGGTCGCCAGGCTTCAATGAACGTAGTGGATGGGTGCTTTCCTTTGCAGCCCTGTCGTCTTTAATCTTTTTAATCGTTTTTTCGTAAGAGCTTAGTTGTGGTCCAGCTTCGACATCAGCTTGCACTTGCGAATAGTAAGCATTGTCCCGATACTTGGGGGCAACGTACTTTGAAGGCCCGACACTGGAACGCTTGGGACTCGCTACTGCCTCCTCAATGGATTCACCAACATAACCAGCTTTCCTGATCTGGTTATCATCCATCCCCCTGTATTTAGCTTGCAAGTAAGCCGCTTTGCTCGTGGCTCTCGCTCCTCGGAATGGATTGTGATACTGCTGAAAACTGGCATGATTTCCGCCCGGTGTTTGGGCGTACATGTCTTGTTTCGCCGCATGAATCTCTGCATTATGTTCTTTATGCGCTTTTGCAAAGTTGGCCATCCTGGCCCAACCGTCAACCGCACCTTTATTAAGTTGTGCTTGACGCGCCTTAACCTTGGCCATGGCGGCGTCATAGCGGGAATAGTTAATCACTTAATTTGCCCTCGGCTTGTTTATCTTGAGTTGCCATATCAGACTCCTTTTAAAAATCCAGGAAGCGCTGTCTTGCCTCTAATTTGCCTGTGCTTTTCTTCTGCTAAACCACTATTAGGAAGCTCCTCAAGGGCTTGTTTAGTCATGTATTCCAATCCACCCCGGCGTGGATTGATTTGACCGTAGTCTCCACCACGGAAACCACCTGCGACTAGCTCACCGGAGAGGGCATCAAGAAAACCTTCTGCAATAGCCTCCTCCATAGCAGCATCTTGCGGCCTAGCGCCCTGGGCAGCTTCACCCATATAGACAACAACGTCAGGACTCAGTCCTAACCCTGCTCCTGCCAATCGCGAAACAGAGTTCAAAATACAACGGTCTAAGTATTGACACTATTCTATTATTTTTTAACACCCAAACCTTTTTCCAGCACTGGCCTTAGCTCAGATGCAATGGGAAAATGCCGAAGCAAAGCTCTGGCTTCCCGGCGTATTTCGCCAGGAACGCGAGGACTTTCCTTGGTATCTGTAAGTCTCAGGAGAAAATCCCTAGTCGCAACCACAGCACTGACCTGCTGCATTGGATTGGAAATGAAACGACGAACTCTTTCAAGCATCTTTCAAATGCCAGTTACGAACTTCTTGATCAGCAGCTTCTTCACCAATGAGAAGGCAGTGAGCTTTATACAGACCCGTATATGTACTGCGAAGGCCTAGAGGCGCTTTTTCTCTGTTGTACAGGTTGTAAAGATACTGGATATGTGCGGCCCTATTTCTTTGCAGCTGTACGTCCGACATCAGAGATAAATGCTTTTCGAAAGCCTAGGCACTCACGAGCCGTGTCAGGCAATCAAATCGAAAGACTATTGCCATAATGTGGTGAAAATCCACGGTCCCATGACGAAGCCGACGCCAATCGAGATCGATGACTTCTACAAAACATGGTGGCTTGAAAATTACATGACGCCATTAAACAGGACCCCCATGGGGCTTGTTGAATTCGCTGAGGCTTTTCATGACAAGTATTGCAGCACTCAGGAATCAAGCGACTGCATAAAGCCAGGATTGACGGATTAAAAGTTTCTAGACTTGGCACAGCAAGTTACACGTCATGTCTAGCGAACACCTCGCTCTGATTGCCATCATCGTGGCAGCAGCAAGCGAAATCATCGGGATGAACAAAAAGCTCAACAGCAACAGCGTTGTTCAGCTTGTCTTGTCTGGCTTGAAGTCAGCTTTCCCGAAAAAGAAGTAGACATGCGGTGACGAAAAACTGCTTGGGACTCATCATTCCAAGCGGCTTCGTGGCGTAGCTTGTCGCCTCTTCGCCGTCTCAAAATGTCCATCGAACAAACGGTTAAACCCAAACCAAAGACAAAAGAAAATAAATTTGAATGGGCCGACGAGGGCGTATCTGTTCTTGTACGAGTCGTCATCCTGGGCTGGTCAGCAGCAATTCTGACCCTCAACTATGTAACTGTCCCAGGGATCCCACAAAAGAATATAGATCCGACTTTTATTGCCAGCGTCTTCACAACGACCTTGACGACATTCGGCGTCATGGCAGCTAAGAAAAAAGAAGAGAAGCAACCCGAACCCCAAAAAACTGAAGGCCTTACCAAATGAAAAAGCATCTCATTGTCTTAGCAGTGATTGGAATGGCATCGGCAATTCCAGCTCATGCTGATATCACTCATCGAATCCAGACATCGGTCCAGATGTCAGTTGACGCTGCTGCCTCTGCGGCGACCAGAATCGGTAGCACCTATTCAGTCAGTGGTTCAAACTTGACCACGACAGATGGAACGACTGCAGGCAACATCGGAAGACTGGGAACACTTTCATCTGGTAGCGGTGTTGGCTTTACTGGTACAACCGCCTCGGTGAAAGATGCAGGAGAAAGCTTTAACTTTGCCGAGACGTATATCGAAGGCGATGCGCATCATGCCGGTAGCTCTGTTTCATCAGGTGTTGTCGGAACTCTTCCCGTCTACGGCGTGACGGTTACTCAAGCTGGCGGTGTGGCAGGGAATCTAGCCGGGACCATCGGTACAGACGGGGCTATGACCTTGACTCCAGGGGGAGCAGGCACTTCTATCACTGGGCAGCACGTGAGCGAAATCTCTATTTTTAATTAGTCATAATGCTGATCTTTTTCTTGGCACTGTTTGCAATAACCGCAAACGAAGCGAAAGCTGTCCCAGTAGTGCCCTCATTTACACAAGGAAGCATGAATTCCCATACGGAAACGAGCACTAAAATAACCGAGCTCATTAAGTCTGTAGATTACAACACAGGTTATACGTACTCAGTCAGCGGAGAGAATGTTGCACCAAGCTCTGGGCGAATAAGTCCAAACGCTGCCGCAACAAACATCCAAGTTGACGCGGAGACGCAAGCAACGTGGACACAAGCAGATTTAGCCAGCAAGCCGGATTGGAAGATCGTCAGCCCTGGCGGCAGCTTTCAATTCGTCGAACATTACACAGCACCGGGACTGGCAAACGTAACCCTGATCGATCGAACAATCGAGACGCAAAGCGTAACCGATACCGTAAGTATCTTTCAGCGCTGATTGCAATCTGTGTGACACCAACTTCCGCCTTCGCCAACAACGTAGGCGGAGTTAGTGCAACAGCTAACCCTATTGCCCAGTCATCTTCTTCAGTACAGAACCAGGCCATTCAGGTACTGCAGGGGCCGTACATCAACTCTGCGGTCACAGCGGGAGTTCAGTGCCAAGGCCCGACACTAAATATCACCCCGTTTGTGACGCATTCGCATTCGTATCAGATGCCATTCGAGGGGGTATACCAAGAGCCGGTGTACAACACAATTGATATTGTCGGCGCTTTCGATGAAGACGGGAATGCAATACCTGACGGAATACCAGACAACGGCTGGGGCAGTGTTGCTTACTACAAGCCAGTGAGAACCGGGCAAAAGGCAAGCAACAACCTGAACCTAGGTCTGTCAGCAACGGTTTCATTCCCTCTTGATGGTGGGATTCAAGAGCGTTGCAAAGCTGCAATGAGTACTCAAAACAAGATTCAAGAGCAGATCCTTGCTAACAAAGCACTTGATTACACCTTGGCTCGATTACGTCATTGCGGTGAACTCAGCCAAAAGGGCATTCAGTTTGCAGCCAACTCACCGTTTTATACGGTCTGCTCTGACGTGATTGCCAACCCGAAGAGAGTCAGCATTGCGCCTCATAAGCATGAGGTCACAATTACCCCATCAGATCTCGGGCTTGACGAATCAACTGATTCCTTGAACGCTGGGCAAGGGTCCTCTCCCGAAGCGATCGAGGTTTCACCTGTTTCCCCATAGCTTTTTTAATCTTGGCAATGATCTTTTTGATCATTGGCTTAATTAGTTTTAGCAAAAAATTAGATATTGGCTTAGCTAATAGTGCAGATACCGTTGCAATAATTGCAATCGTCGCAGTAGTCGTTGCAGCCTCGAGTGGCGGCAAATATTGCGTTACTGTCTCAATAGCTTTATTTTCTGGTTTCGCAACTGTAATACATTTGCCTTTCACTAGTATCTCTTTGTCTTTGCAACGAGGCTTTGAACTACTACTATTTTCAGTATTAGCAGTATTAATCGAATGCTTAGGCGTTGTCATTGCAGGGGGTATAGCTGGTGCTTCGGGCTTGTCCGCCTCTGCATTGCCGCCAACTTTCGGAACTTCAGTCTTTGGATGAATTACGCTTAGCTCTGGCGTGTAATTCATTGAATTAAACGTTGGCATTCCTGCGTCACAGAAAATTGCAACTCGAGACGGATCGTTCTCAGTTAACGCTGGTGACAACTCCGAATCAATATGAGCCTCAACGCATCCAGGCATTTGAATGATTGGCAGCTGCATGCTGACACCATCTGGCAGGGACGGAATGGCTTCCGTGTAGAAGCTGATCGGAATATCCTTTATATCTACGTCTTTAACGGTATTAGCATTTATGCCAATATCCGGTATGGACATTATTTAAACACTGGTAGTCCAGTCATAACCTTGCCACCTTTCGGCATAAGTTTTTCTTGAGACTTAAGCAAGTCAGTTTTCATGGCTTCCATATCTTTCGTGATATAACCAAACTCTTCCGTCAATCTTTCTTCGACTTGAAGAGCAACATCAGCCTGAAACAGCATAAGCTTCGCCAGTACAGTTTTATAAGCCCCATAAAAAACCAAGTTCAATGCGACTAAATTTGCAGTAACTAACAACTTAAATATTAGATTCATTATTCTGATCCGTCAACAATTATTCTGGCGTATTGAACAATTACCAAGCCATCGCCACCGGCAGGAACTCCAGTCATTTTGTAATACCCAGTACCACCACCACCACCGGCATTACCGCCTGATCCGGGCTGAGCGTAGCCAGGAGAACCACCACCACCACCAAGCATCCCTCCATTTCCAGAATTTGGTGGATACTCAGTGGTGGTATATTTTCCACCACCGCCACCACCAGCTCCAGGCCCACCGTCAGTGCCAGGAACTTGCTGTCTGTAACTGCTTTTTACGGTGTACATACCTGATGTTCCACCACCACCGCCTAAAAAAATTAAATTTGCATCGATAATCGAATTACCTTTACCTGATTCGCCTCTTGATTGGCAGCCATCTCCATAAGTGGTGTAATTCATAGAAATGCATCCAGAGCTGCCGCCGGCTCCTGAAAGTCCACCACCTGCCGGGTCGGGATGGTAGGAAGTCGAAGGAGACGCATTCTTCGGACATGTACTCATTGAGCCGCCACCTGAGCCCCCTGTGTAGTTTCCATTACTACCTACTCCTCCAATTCCGCCACCACCGCCACCTGCATATGTACTGCCTGAACCACCGGCAAAACCATCGCTAACTCCATAAGGAGCAGGGGCCGAACCGCCTCCGCCTCCACCTGCATTGTTAGAAGCAGCGTAATAACCACTTCCTCCAGATCCACCTCTTTTATTTACATCTCCACCGACACCTAGTCCGCCAACTCCATAACCACTAGAGCCTTGATTGGCCGTATTAAATGAACCTCCATTTCCACCAGTCGCAGAGCAGTGACTGCCAAAACTTGAAGATCCTGCAACTGCATTGGCATTATTTGTGCCGCTGCCAATCGTTACCGCTTCGGTACTACCAAGTGCGCTTACGTCAATCAATTTGACCGCAAGTCCACCACCACCTCCGCCATACGCAGTAGTGGGAGAAAAACTGTAGTAGTCGTCTCCCATACCTCCAGCTCCCCAGACATGGACCAAGACTGGCTTTGTTTCGTCTATGTCAGAAGGCTTTGTCCATGTGAATGAACCTCTGCGAGTATAGATTCTGTATTCGTTGTATAAGTAAGAATTAAAATTCGCCATCTCAGGCCACCTTGTACTGAATAATAATTAGGCCATGTCCGCCAAATCCGGGATAGCTGGTAGCACCACCACCACCGCCAGCGCTACCTCCATATCCTGCAGAGTTTTGTCCAGCAGCTCCACCACCACCGCCAAGGATTCCACCACCGCCGGCAACTAGGTAGGGATTGACTTCGCCATGGGTGCCGCATCCACCACCACCACCACCAGGGCCCCCTGGTGCGCCTGATGAATAAGCAGTTCCACTGCTGACCAACTTGGAAGTTCCGCCACCTCCACCACCGCCGCCAAACAAGATCTGGTTAGGAGTAAGTTTTACGCCTCCATCTCCTGATTTTGCGGGTGTCCCGTTACCGCCGCCGTAAGTGACATAGCCGTAATAGAGGCAACCTCCTGATCCACCGCCTCCTAATAAGCCTGGACCTCCATTACCGCAAGCGGCATACGAGCTGTTATCTGCGTATTGTCCTGCCCCAGCGGATCCACCGCCTCCGCCTCCTGTGTAAGACCCGTATCCACCAGGCCCTCCGATTCCGCCTCCGCCGCCAGCGCCATACGAGCTAGTACCGCCACCGGGGAAGCCATCAGAATCGCCATAAGGAGCAGGGGCTGAACCACCACCACCACCGCCACAGTTAGTACCTGTGGAGTAATACGCACTGCCACCTGTTCCACCACGCTTATTAATATCTCCGCCGATACCTAGTCCGCCAACACCCCAATTAGCCCCAGAACCTTGATTGGCAGTGGAATTACTACCACCATTTCCGCCAGTCGCAGAACAATGAGACCCGAAAGATGAAGATCCGCCTGTACCACTTGTCGACTGGTTTCCTGTGCCAATTGCTAAAGATTCAGAAGAACCTAAGGCGCTTGCATTTATGTATTTAACGGCGAGTCCGCCACCGCCTCCCCCATAGAGACTACTACTACTACCTCCAGAGCCTCCAGCTCCCCAAACATGAACAAGAATTCTCGATCCATCAACTAAACCAGCTGGCTTTTCCCAGGTTATAGAACCTGGATGCCAAAACATTTCAAATTTATTAAATTCTCCTGGGAGTCCGCCACCGCCGCCGCCGCCGCCTCCGCCTGATCCACCTGTGCCCGGAAATCTTCTGCCCATTTAATTAATTAACGCGCAACAATTGAGCGTCGGCTCTTGACTAAGTTTAGCGGTTACAGGAATTACTAAGATTCGTGCAATCGTGCGTACTGGATGATAACAAGACCATCTCCGCCTTTTGGCGCTCGATATGACGAATAGCCGTTCCCGCCTGATCCACCAGCATTGCCGCCGTCAGCAGAGGTGTAGCCACTGCCAGAGGCACCACCGCCGCCACCAAGAACTCCGCCGCTGCCGGGGCTTTGGAAAACGTAGTTTGCTGCATCGCTATGGCCTGTCCCCCCACCTCCAGCACCGGGGCCTCCACATGTGCCATGTGCGTGAGCATTGCCGTTACTTGTGAAATTCATGCCGCCAGTGCCACCTCCGCCCCCGAAAAAGATTTGATTGGGGGTAAGGATCATTCCGCCTTTTGCATTTTCTGGCTCTTGCGCTACGCCGCCGCCGTAAGTTGTGTAGTGATGCCTGGGGGCGCCACCACTGCTCCCAGCCCCGAAAAGCCCACAACCACCTGGAACTTGGTTGTAAGAACTGCTAGGAGATGCTGAAGACGCAGGTGCAGACATCGAGCCGCCGCCAGAACCAGCGACATAACTCCCATTAGTACCTGATCCCCCTATACCTGCTCCACCGCCACCTGCATATGTACTGGCTGAACCACCGGTGAAACCATTACTAGTTCCGTAAGGAGCAGGGGCCGAACCGCCTCCGCCTCCCCCGGAATTTGAGTTGGTTGAGAAATAACCACTGCCACCTGTTCCACCACGCTTATTAATATCTCCGCCAACGCCCATCCCGCCGACAGCGTAATCAGCCGAAGAACCTTCATTAGCAGCGGAATATGCGCCGCCATTTCCGCCAGTCGCAGAACAATGAGACCCGAAAGATGAAGATCCGCCACGGGCATTGGAATTATTACTACCTAAGCCGCAGACAACAGTTTCGGTAGAGCCAAGTGCGCCCACATTAACCAATTTGACAGCAAGGCCACCGCCACCACCACCATTGCGAGTTTTGGTTGATTGATGATAATTTGCGCAACCTCCCCCACCAGCTCCCCAAACATGCACCAAGATTGGCTTTGATGCATCTATATCAGATGGCTTTGTCCAGACATGAGCGCCTTCAAACGAGAAAATCTCAATAGCTGTATAAAGATAGGAGTGAAAGTTAGCCATTTACGCGATTACTTTGTACTGGATGATGATGAGGCCGTGACCACCTCTTCCAATCGTTACTGAGCTAGGTGAATACCCGGCGCCGCCACCGCCGCCGCCGTTACCGCCAGCACCTGCATACTGATTTTCACTGGCGCCTCCACCACCGCCAAGCATTCCTCCGTTCCCTGCGTAGTACCTGAAGGCATGCCCATTAGTGGAACCCATGCCACCACCACCACCGCCAGGGCCTCCATCAGCTGCGTTAGCTCCTACGTGATATGTAGAGCGAACAGCAGTTGTAGAACCGCCGCCACCTCCACCGCCAAACCATATGAAGTTTGGCTCGATCAAGGCACCACCTGACCCAGTGGTCGCATTAATACCAGCACCACCGCCGTAGCTGTAATAGAGATAATCAGTAGACGCGCCTACTCCTCCAGAACCATCCCAACCGGGCCCGCCTTGAGCGCCGCCACAATAATTTTGGAAAGCATCACCACCGCGACCGCACGATCCACCGCCGCCACCACCTGCGTGATTAATAGATGTTCCGCCTTCTCCACCTATGCCCGCACCTCCTCCCGCTGCCGAGGTCGAAGTTCCGCCCCCTCCGCCGTAGCCATTTCGCAACCCGTCAGGATGTGGAGCTGATCCGCCACCTCCGCCTCCTGCATTAGTCGATCCTCCGTTATAACCAACGCCTCCAGTACCACCTCTTTTATTTACATCTCCACCGACACCTATTCCGCCAATTCCATAACCAGTAGAGCCTTGATTGGTAGTGTTATAGCATCCACCATTTCCGCCAGTCGCGGAACAATGAGAACCGAAAGATGAAGATCCGCCTAAAGTACCTGGATTTGAATTGCCAAGCCCAATAACCAAAGACTCAGTAGCTCCAAGGCTTCCTACGTCGATGTACTTAATAGCTAACCCACCGCCGCCTCCTCCATGTCCAATTGGAGTGCCTTGGTTTCCTCCACTGCCTCCAGCGCCCCAGACATAAACACGAATACGATTACCACCTAAATTAGATGGCTTCGTCCATGTGAAACTACCAGCGTGACTGTAAGAGCGAACCATATTAAATTCGCCGAGGCCGGCTCCGCCGTCCCCGCCGGCATTACCGCCACCGCCACCGCCGCTGCCAGGAAATCTGCGTCCCATCCTTTAATCCAATACTGAATTAAGCTTGTCTACGGACGATTGAGAAATAGTTTTTGCTGCAAGCAGATCGGCGATCAAATCCTTATTATCTGCATCATCGTATTGGTAGTGATTTGTGTCTTGCATGAACTCAAGAAGTTCAACCACGTCTTCATCTGTGCTGGCTTTAAGAGCTTTACGCTCAATCCGAGTGAAACACTCTAAAAATTGCTGTCGAGTGATCCTCCGGTCAGTTTCTTTGACGATTGGAGGAGGCTCGGGAGCTACGTACTTAGTTACCTTCCCATCAGCGACAGTGTCGCCAGGCTCGGACCCATCAGGCAGGTCGACAAACTGTTTCGCAAGATCTGGGTGGAAGCTGGTAGCTACATCTCCAGAACACGTTTCAAGAACAATTCCGTCTTCTGCAAGACGACCTTTAATAGACATATCAGGACTCCAAGCCGTAAGCAACGAATGAAAGACTTCCAGCGCCAGAACCGACAATCAATCGGGCGCCAGATTCAAGAGTTACGCCAGTTCTCTCCATTGCAGCATTAGCGCCCAAAGAGAAGTCAAACTCAATGTAATATTGCGTAGCGATTGCGCCAGAGCTGGCAGATTCTGAAGCAGGAACAACCGCAACCCGTACAGTGTCAGCCGCTGCAGACTGATTGCAAACTGACAAGATCAATGTTGTCGTCGCAGTCGCAGTAACTAAAGCCGTTGATGCATAGGTTGGAGCGCCACCGCCGGGTTTCGAGGTCCCCTTAATACCTGAAGCCATGTAATAAAAGCGATCAGTCGGGCAGATTCACTGCCTCTTCTCCTAAGTATAAAGTTTATTAGCTCTGCTCGTTTTCCGCTTGGACATGTGAGCGTAATTGCTGCCTGGAAATGATACGCTCTCCAGGTGATTGCCTGTTCACAGCGTTTACTCTTTTCTTGCGAGCAGTAAGCGCCCGTTGCTGCTTAGCCTTTTGTGCAGCAGCTCGTTTAAACATTAGCCGGAAAGACCCATGAAGAACGAATACTGCTTATCAGCAACAGAGGACGTGTACTCACCAGCAATTAGTCGTGTCCACTCGGAAGACTCAGGAGCTGTGCCAGGGTCGGCAGTGCTGTTCGAAGTGTGATCTGTCAGGCAAATGAAGTGATCGAGGTTAGGCGCAGTACCTGTCTGAACTAGATCACCTTTGAAGTAATCAGTACTAGTGGCATAAACAGTACGATTTTCAGTGCCCTGTGCATACCGTTCCCAGTTACTGCCTGACAAGTCTGCTAGGAAAGTCCCAGCTGACGTGTGATTGGTAAGGGCTCTGTAGCTCTGCCCTAAATAGACAACTGAATCGTCTTTTTTATAGGCAGTAGCGGTAACCCAAGTGCCTCGGAAGTTGTAACCACCTACGAGAACTTCCCAGAAAGAAGCATTGGGCGGGATTTCATTGGTACTCGCGGCAATTGCTCTATAGCTCGAACCGCCTTGGATTACGACATCATTGACTTGATATGCAGTCGCTGAGCTCCAAGCACCCTTGGCCGCTAGGCCTGATACCATCAGCGACCAATACGTGGTATCGCTTGGCGCATTCCCTACAGTTGCCGAAACATTGATGTAGCAGTAAACATTGCCACCATACTTGACAACATCGTTGTACTCGTACTGAGTAGTTGCAACGTAATCTCCTCGGTACTGAAAACGAAGCTTGCCGAGATCAATAATAGTACTCATACGATCTCACAGTTCAGGTGTCCGAGGTTTGCTGTTGACCAGCTAAAATTCAAAAGCTTGTCAGACCACACAGTTGCCTTGTAGTCCTCAATATTGATTATAGAAAGGTCAGGCTGCTTGAACTCTGAACCTCCTGGGTTTCTAACGATCTGAAGATTGCCCGTAGCGACATTCAGATTAAAACTGTATGAGTTCTTACCAGCCGGGGGAGCGAACTCATGAATTTGAGGGCTTACGACCTCTTTAATTAACTGGATAGACATTAGACGTCTTCGTAAACAGAGAGCCAAACGACGAACGTGTCAACGGAATTGCCATCAACGGTGGGGGCGTCAGACTTGACAATGTCCTCCGCACCGAGAACCATCTTCTCCATGCCAGTCAGTCGCTTTTGTTCGCCTGGGCCAACACGCAGATTCTTTGCCAAGTAATAATCGTCAGATCCGATAGTTACAAGTAAGCTGATAGGCAGCTCGAAATCAGAGACATTCGAAACAGTCAAACCAGTGACGACAGATGTCATCGAGCTGGGAACGGTGTAAACCGTCGTCGCTGAAGGTGCAGACGTTGGACTACCGACAGATGCCTGAAATCTTTTAAAAGTTGCCATCAACCAAAAGCAAGAATATCTGTCACAGAAAGCTGTGAACCCATCACAACCCAACTATTCGTTGAGCCTGCTATGTACATGCTAAAGGTCCCAAGCAAAGGCGAATACCAGATATCGCCTTGCATCATTCCCGAAGACGGGGCAGCATCCTGAACGAAAAATGTCATCTGACACGGCACCCATTCCACCGTGCTCGCTAAGTAGACCTGTAGAAATCCATTTGTAGTGTCATACCAAAGACTTCCATTCGCTGGGGTGGTAGGAGCCGTGGGAGACACAACGACTGATCCACCTCCACCACCACCGCCGACTGACGTCCAACTAGCACCGTCGTAAACCTTTAGCAGATTATTGGCAGTGTCAAACCAAAGATCACCGGTAACTGCAGAGCCAGGAGCGGTCCCTTGACTAGGAACATTTCCCCCTCCTTCGACTCGATCTGTTGCAGATATCTCTTGAGGATATCCATTGACAAGAACTAAGGGATAACGATTCATCAGGTAGTGAGCATTGGGGGCAAAGGCTGGACGTCCATAACGGTGTCTGTGATGGCTTGCCCAACCAAGACTGAATAGATGCCACCACCCCCTGGGGCAGTGGTTGTTTTACCACCGTCGACATCTAAAAAATAATCAGAACCAACTTCAAGCCCCGTATAACCATCAAAAGGACCTCTGGCTACGATCGTTACCGGCAGGCCTGCCTCGGCGGCTGAATTTTTAGCGACTCCAACAATGTTGGCTTGTTCTCTGCTGAAAATATTAGTTGCTTTATACGCTCGTCCATCAGAAGCTTTGACATAGATCGCATCACCAGACGCGAATGTTTCACCAGATGTAGAAGGGACAAGCGTGGCTACTGACTGAGAGCCAGATCCACCACCGCTGATGGCAAGCTGTAGGTCAATTAACGCCTGAATAATGCCAGCGGTATTAGCGGGATATGCCTTCAATGAACCTCCAGCGGCTTGGATGCAAGTTGTAATTGCTGCAATAATGCCTGACGTGTTTTCAGCAAATCGCCCCTGGAATAATGGGGTTACTGAAGGATTAAGAGGCTCTGTTGTCACGGCTTAAAAAATGCCTCCTCATGTATTCTATTAAAATCACGGAACAATTACTGGACTGCCTGGATCGCCTGGGTCAAGAAAACTAATGACAGGGTATTCGACTCCACCTTTCGAAACTGTCTTACTGAACGAATTGGTTGATTGATTAAAAGATTGCAGGCTTTGGGTTCCACGTTCCATCCACCAATCATTATTTCTGCACCAGCTTGAAAGAGGTTCAGCTTTATCGTTCCACAGCATTGGCGCAACATTCGGTCTGATATTGTCACGAACGTCACCACCTGGGAAAATAACGAGCCCCGATGATTCCGCAAGAGTAAGAATAAACCTGTCCCAACTAAGTTGACGATTACGAAAATACGACATGAACTCGTCGGGTTTCATCGACCTCTCTGATTCAGACAGAAACTCAAGAAAGTCTCTATCGGTCTGAGTGGGGTAATCATCTGGCTCGAGCCAAGGACAACCGCAGGCCCACCTTTGAGCATGAATATGCTTGCACTCACGTCGATCGTCGCGCCTGTTTCCAAGCGATCTCCACTGCCTGTAATAACCAACACCTTCTTTTTCCCAAGCCGAAAAGACGCTCCTGTTGGCATTTGGCAATGGAAATGTTTCGAGCGTTGCCTTTGGCTCAGGCGAATCTAAGTTCGCTAAAGCGCCCCCCAGGTGATCAGGGCAGCAACAGAAGAACGAGAAAGAAGAACACAAGTGCCGACTGCCATCCGTTCTCCATGTCGGAGGCTCTTCGGGGTCGTACTTCTCTTTCGACCAATACATGGTCTTATTACGCTCGACACGTCTATACGGCCTGGACAAGTCGAAAGTCAGTGTCATGCTGCCTAAGCTGACGCCGATCAAAGTAAAACCCAGACTGCCTACATCCTTGCGGACGAGGTCATCAGGGAAATTAGGGCCACTAGCAGAGTCTTCGAAAACATCGCCAATAACCGAGTAAAAAATAGCAAGCTGATCCGTGTTGTACTGGGAGGAGACGTTGTAAGTAAAGGTATGTTTTGTCGGGTCAGGGTCGGCATTGTTAATCGTAATATCAGATGACTGGATAGCGCCAGGGAACATAAAACTACCCCTAACTCTGGTAGCCACGTACCATGTATTTTCTGGGCTTACATCACTAGGGAAAAGGGTTACAACTTCTTTACTTCCTTGAGAGTTGATCTCATCAGTAAGAGAAGCATTGGCGTTATGAAAACGTGCAAGGATGTTGAGTTGCAAGTCGCCCCAAGTCCTCCCTTCACCGAAATAGTATTCCTGGCCAAGTTTCCAGCGCTTGTAATCAGACTGACGGTTGTATTGTTCAATGATCGTAGGAAACTGAATTGATCCATACTGACCAAGACCAGTTTCTGCGTTTGGATATAACCCCTTTGCCCTGCGCTTGACACTTTTCTTGAATGGGCGGAGGGCAAAGCTATTGCCCATGTCGGAGCCAAGGCCTTTAGCCATTCCTATCTGAATCGAGACTGGTAATACCCGCTGGTAGAACCAGATGAAAGGCCTTGACTAGGTGCTTGCGTAGGCCCTCGCTGCCTTTGTGTATTAGTCTGCATTCGCTCAACAACAGGGCCTTTTCTGTTTAAAACGCTGTCAGTTAAACCACCTTCTGCCTTAACTCTCTCGGTCAATGATTCATTGTCCCCTGCCTGGAATCTTGGACCTCCCGCCGCAAGTCCTCCAGCTCCTCCGCCTGTCGTCGCGTTCGAGCTTGTAGTGCTCGCGCCGCTTCGCAATGACTGCAGCTGCCTACCAACCGCCTCATTGCGATAACGCTCTGCTTCGTCGTTAGCCTTGTCGTAGTCAGCAGACTTTGTTTTAAATTGATCTTGCCAGTCATCTGATTGCTTCTTGTATTCAGCCGACTGAGCTAATGCACCTTGATATTGATTGGTGAGATTGTTGACTTGTGATTGATAGTTTGAAAGCTGACTTTTGTATCCAGATATTTGACTTTCATACTGATTGCGTACACTCGCCGCTTGCTGCTGGGCTTGCCGCTGAGCTGCGGCTCCCGCATTGACTGCGTTAGCAGCATCCCTAAGCCTCCAGCCAACACTAAGACCTGAGCCACCAACGGCAGCTGCGATTTGCTGCGGAGAGTAACCATCATCGATGGCTCGATCCCAGGAGCCCATTCCGGTTCCGCCGCCAGGCCCTTTGTACCTTGTAAACCAATTAGCCATGACTAACCAAACCGAGACGAGTAGTAATTACGAATACGGCCAGAAGTTAATTTGCCAACATTGCTATCAAGCTGCTTAATCTCGTTCCTGGCTTCAGCTTGTACCTTAATCGGCTCGACGACGGCATTATTATCTGCATCGCCAGGAGCCGGTGCCTCGGAGGTGGGTTCTTCAGCAACTGCTTTTACCGCCGAACCCACAGTGCCGACCGGAGCTTGAGTGGGAGTACCACCACCACTTTCGACAGCTTTATTAAATGTGTCCTTATACCTTAATTCTGGTGGAGTGTTATCAGTCCCTGCAATGGCGTTGCCTCTTGCGTCGACGCTGGGGAAAGCGCTGTTGTAACCGTTCTCACCTGTAAAGCTTTTCCACTCAGGCTCCGAATAAGAGCCATACTCCGCTTGGCTAGGCACCGATCCATAGTTGGACATAGTCTCGCCGTCGCTCTCACCACCAGCCACGAACAAATAGTTGCTCGAAAAAGGCTTGTCGATTAGACGGTTATAGGCGTCTTTAGGAAGTAAGACAGGCCTAGATCTTCTATCGCCAGCTTGACCAGAGTATGAATACTCTGTGTTATCAGGGCGCTGCTTTCCTTGGGGTCCTGTGTAATAAGTCTTGCCGGCCATTACACCCAGCTGATCAGCAGCTTTGCCGCCAATTGTGACACCTGACGCAGCCAATGTTGAGCGAATTTGAGCATCGGTATACCCCGAACCTCTAGCCCGCGCTAAAGCCGAGGCCCCAAAGCCTCCATTCCCCATCGAATCATTGGTAGCACTGGAAAAATTGGTCGGGTCAAAGAATCTTCCGGTTTGCGGAAGGCCCCGATTGGCAGAATAATCAGCACCGCGATTAGCAGCATTGCTAAACATCGCCTGCGCTTTAGCGCCAACTGTGTAGCCCTTCTGCGCTGCTTCGTTTTGAATCTGCTGCAAGCTTTTGCCTGCATCCATCTGCTGCTGGACGTAAGTGGCGCCAATGCCAGTCCTTTGGGCTGGGGCTGGAGCGGGGGCAGGGGCGCCTCCGCCTCCACCACCACCGCCGCCAGACGAAAACATCGCTGCAGCTGCTGGGCCAATTTGATATCCATTAGCAGCAGCTTCGTTTTGAATAGAAGCCATTGACCGACCTGCGGCCATTTGCCTTTGGACGTAGCTTGCGCCGATGCCTGTTCTTGCCATGATTAACCGAAGCGGGAAGCGTAATAACCGTTTGTGGAGCCGGAAGCTAACCCTTGGTTTGGATTACCTTGAGGTGCGGTCTGGCGGCGTTTAGCGGTAGACATCTTCGCCACAACTGCCCCCTTAGATGACAGTGCACCACTCTCTGCAGTTATATTTTTCTCAACATCAATGCCATCATCACGTGAAGTTTGATACTGAGATCTACCACTAGCTAATCCACCTTGCTGGGCTGTTGAATTAGAGCCACCAGAGGTAGCTCCAGACTTCATCGCACGAAGCTGTTGCCCAACCGCTTCATTCCTATATCGCTCGGCCTCATCACGAGCAGTCTCGTACTCTTGTGATTTAGTAGTGAACTGATCCTCCCAGTCACGCGCTGAAGTCTCAAATTCACCAGCTTTAGTTTGCCAAGTTTGGACTTGCCCCAAGGCATCATTGTATTGATTCTGTAACCCACTAACTTGATTCCGATAGTCACCAATCTGACTTTCAAATCCTGCGATCTGGCTTTGGTAACCACCAAGCTGTGCCTGTAAGGCAGCATTTGCAGCTTGCGCACTCGAAAGCTGGCCGGCTTGTGCTTGAGCTTGCCGCTGAGCGTTTTGGGCCTGCGTAGAGCGTCTGTTACGGGCTTCAGATGAATTCTGAATATCAGCGGCTACTTCATAGATATTATGCCCTGAATTCAGGCGATTCATGTAGTGGTCGTAGCCGCCTTGATCAGGAGCACGCCCTAAATAGTTTTGATACCATTCTCTAATATTGGCGTCGTAACTCATTAAAAGAATCCTCCTTGTGCGAAGACATGAACTCGAGTAGAGGAGCTGGGTGCGGTTAGCGCAGCACTTACTCCTACGTATAAAACTGCACCAGATGGGACATATAAACCGGTATTCTTCTTGTCTGTCTCTGAAGCGAACGTCGTCGTCGTTGCAGCGGGTCCTGCCAAGTTAGGGACAGGAACGCTTAGTGGCGGGAGTGAAATATTAGTACGCTCGCCAGCAGCACTTGAGCTAATTGCATTACTGGCGACTACGACTGTATTGGCAGAAGTAATAGATGACGCTGAACCCGCAATACTTAGAAAAACAAGAACATGAGCTGCTGTAGTACTAGCCTCATTGGACATAATTGACAAACTGTCAACTACTGCACCATCATTGCTCAAACAATCAACAAGTAAGACACAGCCGCCTCCGTTTGGAGTGTTGTAGTCCGTAGCTGTGGTCAGTGCTGCCGCGCCGCCGAGCGTTGCGAACGAATGCAGCGGTCTGTCAACCAGCAGCGGCATCTTATTAGAACTACTGGTTGCCAAGGCATCTCCTCTTCTTTAACTATGTTACTTAATTGATTCGATCGATATTTAATCAAGCAGGTCGTTTCTTGCCGCCTCTTGGTTCATTACGTCGTGCACCTGTACCGAATGCTGACATTCCAGTATTCATTCCACGAGGCGGATCCATAGACCTAGGAGTGCTCATCTCAGAGCCAGGACCTGGTGTCTGAAGAAAGTTTGGTTTGTCAACATCTTTTGCTATTTTTGATCCATAGCCGTAACCGCCCCACTGGGTAGGACGCTTATAAGTGGGACCTTGGGCTCGCTCTATCCGCTCAGCATCACCGTAAGGATTGCGACTGAATACAACGTCAGCATCGGACTCACTATTAGGAGCGAACCGAGAAGCAACAGGAGTGAATGTCTGATAGTTGGTGGGATTATTAGGAACACCATCTTTAGTTGCTGAGAAAAAATCCTGAGCCTCCTTATGGCCTTTTGCATCCATGTACCACTCATTTATCCGAGCTTGGCGCTTAGGCCCTTCACGGTTCTTGAAGAAGTCGGTGCTTGAATAATTTCGCTTTGAATTAGCCATGATTTAAAAAAGACGTTCAGCTTCTGCTGCGTTCTGAAAATGCTTTCTCATTGTTTCTCGAAGCGTATTCATTCCATTGAGCCCAGGAATGCTTTGAGCTTCTGGGTTTTGCAGCTCACTAGTCTTTTGATTATTGCTCTCGGTAATCCGCCCCGTGCCGCCCATGATCGCTGCGGCATTCTTTATTGCTGCTGCCTGGTCTGCGCCTGCGGTCATGCCGTTTGCAAGAACGCTATTGGCATCACCTGAACCCTCACCTTCGTATGAGTTGCCGAACTTCTTGTTGTATTCACGCATCGCCAAAGCTGGATTGGCCTTAGCCCAAGTCTCCATGGGGCTGCCCTTTTCGTAGCCAAGGGCCTCGATGATTTCGGGATTAGCGCCAATACCAGCTTGACGTTGCTGAGTATTGAACTGGGCTAGTCCAGCGGCATCACCGCCGTAGCTGTTGGTCCTGGCAGCTTCGAGGATTGCCTTACCTTCATCAGTACTCCAGATGTCAGCACCTGGGGCGTACTGCTGCCTCATTGAGGTCAGCGCAGAATCACTGGAGTTGGCATCGTCACTGCGAACTGGAGGTTTTAAATCATTAGGAGGTGCTGGCTTGTCAAATTCAGCAGCTAGACGCTTAATCGCATCCATGTCCAGGTCAGCGCCCTGGTCGTCACGGCCCGAAGAGTCGAGTACCGCCTCTGTCGGAGAAACCGGCTTAACAGGTTTTTGCCTGTTAGTGCGTGAGTACCCGTCAGGGTTGCGATTATTTATGCCGCCGCTAATGGCGTCAAAAATTTCACCAAGTAATGTGCGGCTATACCGTTCTGCCATGAGTTACCTCCAGTTCATTGATCCTTGGGCTTGCATCACTCGAGTGCCCACGGCAGTGTCTGCGGGGCCTGGTACGGACATGATGAATTCCGAACCAGCTCTGTCGTAGGCGTAGCGCCTAACTTCATCGCGGCGATAATTAGCCACGTACAAGACTTCGGCGAGACGATCACACTCACGTGTGTAAATCTCCCAGTAATCTTTGTCCGCTTTTAACGGCTCGGACTGGAAGATTGCACGATCCGTGTCACCCGTAATGCGCTCGACACGACTGGGCTGTGGCTGATCTTCAACGCGAAAAACCTGCGAAACCTTAAAAGATTTATCGCAGCGATCCATGTGTTCCAGGATGCGCGAATAGAAATAACTATCCGGCACTCTGGCCATCGCCTCTTCCAGACGGGCAATATCACCCGCCGGGAGGTTAGCTCCGACGTTGTATCCCAAATGGAAGCGACAACGGCTTTTGTCGTAGTCGTTGAGCTCCAATGTTATTCAGCGACCTTTCAGTAATTCTATGCGAATCAGTCGATGTAAATTAAGTCAGCTCCGATCACCTCGTCCCAGTCGACACGACCGATCTTTTTAAGCTGCTCAAGATTCTTGAATCGTTCGCCAGGAAGAGACAACCTCAGCTCAACAATCTTCTTAGCCGTTGCGTAGCCGATGCCTTTGACATGCTTGGCGATACCTTCAGCAGTACCGAGATTGAGATTCAATCTCGTGTCGGAAGGAATGATTGTTTCGGGAAGCTTGTCTTCGTCTACTTCGACCTCTGCACTCTGAGGTTCGATTGAGACTCCAGTTCTACCTTTCCCCGCCTCGTAGCCGACTAAGTCAGCAAGAGCTACATAAGCAACTGCCCCGCTGGAGTTCTTCACCATTGCCCACTCTTTGTCGTGGTGTGAAATGAACTCGACCAACTGGCCAGTCTTGGTGTTTTGAAACAGCGCCATACATGCAATAAAAGAGGGCGGCTGGTGGCCCAGACGCCCTCATACTAGAGAAAAGATTTGAGAATCAGCTCTCAGTCAAGTAAGGCAGCATCGTGTTATCGGCGCTGGCTACTTCGTCATCGAGATAGTACGAGACTTCACAGATGATTGGAGTGCCGCCAGATGCAGTAGAGCTCAGAGTGTTAGAGCTGGCTACGTTGCCTGCGGATGTGCAGAGGAACACTTTCAGCGTCAGATCGCTGGAAAGAGTTGCACCTGCAGCGCTGCTTGCTCGGCCAGTGCCAGGAGCAATAGTTGTACTTGCAACGGTCAATGAAGCGGCCACAGTACCGAGAGCGGTAGCGGCGATTTGACCAGTTGCAGTTGCAGTTGCAGCTGAAGCAAGCTTCAAGGTCTCGGTGTTAGTGCCAACGAGACCAGAAGTTGCAGTGCCTACGCCTTTTTCTTTGCGAGTGTCAGACACACGCAGTCCAAGGGAATAAACAGTTGCGCCCTGAGGCACAGTCAGTCCAGTGATGTCAGGGCGAACCTTGTCATCAGCACGCATGTCGGGGCTAGGGATGACAACGTCGAATGACGCTGCACCAGTAGAACCAACGAGCGCATAACCAACCTTGTGGTAGTACACACGGCCAGGAACGGCTACAACAGGCTGACCCTGGTAGCTACTCAGATCGGTAACCCAGTTACCGGGGAAAATTTTCTTTGCCATTGTTTAGTTACTCCTATCAATAAACGAAGGAATAAGCAATGGTGATGAAGTCGCGGTTAAGCACTTCAAAACCAGCAAACAGCGACCAGATCATGATGATGAATCGTGAGAAATCATCATTGTTGTTCAACAAGATCTGAGCGTTGTTACCACCAATGCCAACGCCGACTGCCTGAGGACCGAAGAAAATCATCGGAGCAGCAGTGGTCACCGTGTTGGTGATCGATGCGTCGTTAACAGTTACTTGCAGAGATTTCTCAGCAAGGTTGGTGGATTCAAACCAGCGAACTCCCTCAAATAGGAATCCCGTAGGCATGATTGGCTGTCCAGCCACGAAACCAGCCTGTCCGTAAGCGGGACCCATGCCATAGAAGAAGTTGGCATTAGGAGCCTGCTCAGGTTGCAGGGGGTTGACCATGCCATTACCCGCGTAGCGAGCAATTTCACGGAAGGCGTCATTCTGCAGTGTTGTTATCCCAGAAGCTCTTTATCTCCTGGTTCTCAATCTTTGTCATCGATTGAGCTCAGACTATATCTTCATCCCTGTGGGATGGAGGGCACTCGTGGATCCATTACTGAGTTTCCTCTCGGGATCTAGTCGTTGAACCTTCCAGATTGTGATCTGGCTTGGCTGCTGATTCCCCGAATGTGTGAAGGGGTCCCAGCAATTCACCCTCTGTTCACCCGGCTGTTACCAACCGAGGGCGCAAGAATCGTTTACGCAGGTGCATCATTGCAGTTGGATCTGCAATGCAACGGTAATAACCATCAGCAAAGGTTGGGACGTTGCGCTTCCGCATGTCCTTAACAACCTGCAGCAAGTCTGTCTTTACGTCAAACTTGGCTGATTCACCGGCTGCGTAGTTAAGGAACGGAGCGGCGGATGCCTTGGTTTTGCCGAGTGGGTAGTAATAACCACCAGCATTATCGCTAGCAGGACCAGCAGCTTCTGCTTTGAAAAGTTCGTCAGCAAAAACGCGATCACGCCAACGGCGGTAATCGTCCAACAGTGTCAGTGAACCGATTGACTGGTGGAAGACGTTCAGGTTGCCGGTATCAAGCAGCAAGCGCTGAGCGGTGAGCAGAGTTTCACGAGCAACCTTAAAGGTCGAAGGTGAAGTTGCATCGGTAGGGTCTGCAGGTCCGGTGTATTCCTTGAGGTTCACCAGAACCTTGTCTTTAACAATAGAGCGGCTAGATGCTGTGCCCAAAGTTTGATCAGCAGTGCGCTCACGGGAATCCTTGTTACCAGGATTGCCCCAGAAGCGGTAGCGATCAAGTTGGACAGTCTGACCGGGTTGCTTCGCGAAATCGTGAACAACCACAGGCTCTACGGCCATCTCGATGATATAACCGGGATGTGGGCGGTAGAGCTCAGCACCTAGCAGCTTAGGGAACGTGTATATCCACTGCTTTCGCAGGGCACCGACTATATCTTCACCTTTAAAAGGGCTGGACGCTTAATCCTGTTATTAAGGAGACTTTACTCCTCAGGTAGTCTGTGAACGTTCCTTAGGTGTACCCAAGGCTTCGCTGCTGATTGCCATATCTTTCGACTTAGGGTTCCAGCAATTCATCCAGTTTTACAACGACCAGGTGTTTTACCAATCGTTATCAATCCACATGGATCGAAATTCCTCAGCTGTAAGGGTTTATAAGCACATCGTTGTGCTTCTTATTACTATAAGGGTGTTCTATAGGGAGCAAATTTGGACGTAGTTGATGTCCGTGGATTACTTGGTCTTCTTTTAACCGATGGGAGTCTTGTCCCATATCGCACTCCTGGCGGTGGTTATATTCAGTTGACTCTTACAACAGGGATCAAGCAGTCGACATTTCTCGAGGAGAAGGTTGCAGAATTTAAGCAATTTCTACCTTCAAAAGCTGTAATTACTCCCTACAGGAGTTCTCCTAGGGCTAACGGCAAGCAGACGTTGGTTCTAAGGTTTCGAGTTTCGACCGACAAGCTCCGCCCTGTGTACAACTTGCTTTATCCATGTGGAGAGCGATTAATCAATCAGACGGCTCTCGACTTGTTAGGAGCAAGCGCTGCAGCATGGTGCTGGGCGCAAGGCGCTCGAGTTCACAAAGACATGAGCTCTGAGCTATCCCGCGTTGGCAATACATACGTAGAAGGCGCACGACTGCAAGCATGGTTCGAGATGTTGACCGGCGCAGAGTCAGATCTCAGAGATCACAGGCAGAAGCCACGTCTATATTTCAAGCCGGGAGAGACCAAGAAGGTGCAAGACGCACTAATAAATTATGCGCCATCAAGTCGACTACATCTATTTACCGGAGTAACCCCAGATGTCAGCTCAATTCGTAGCTCGCGCACTGAGTTATTGCATGGGAGTGGGATCGATATCTTTAAAAGGGAGACGGCAAAGGCCTTGGCTTCAGATCGTAAGGAGTGAGACAGAGCGTCCCTACTTAAGTCATCAGCTAAAACAGCTGCGAGAAGCTCACTTAGGTGCGCTGGAATTTGACCTGGACGTACTTCCTTGCGACGGCTTTTACGATGACGTTCGCCTGCGAGTCAGGAGTGACGAGCTATACCGAGCCTATGAATTGATGTACCCACGAGACAAGAAAGTGGTAACGCCTCAAATTGTCGGATTAACCGGAATCGTAGGGATGTCAGCGCTGTGGTCAGACAGAGGCAGGATCGTCGGTAAAACAGCAAAGATCAGATCACGACTAACGCCAGAAGCGAACATAGCTTTGGTCGATTGGTGCAATAGCCACGGCTTCGAGAGCAAACACATCGCAAGACTGGACCGCAGCTACGGAGTCCAGTTCACTCCAGACGCAACTCGGAAATTTATTAGCGCCATACGGCCACACACGCACAAGATCATGAGAAAGACTTTTAAACAGGCTTCTTCTCGTCGATAAGATAAACGGGCTCCGAAGAAGAACTACGTCAGGAGCTCATACATGACATTCCAGGAGTTCGGGTTTTTGTAGTTTCAACGGACTGGCAACTGATCTGCCCCGCGTTCGGCCAATGTGGGGGTGGCACCTGGAAGATTTCTCTTACTTTTTGCGCATGACTGACAGCCAAGAATGCACCGATGGCTTCTGCCCAGCGACAAGGCCCGTCGCAGAGAAGGATCCTAAGGATGTCTTTTTTCAGCCGATCACGGAAGAAAAAGCAAAGTCTGAGCCGAACATGCATGAAAAATTTATTCAGTTTTGCGACGACAATCCCAATGATGTCGAATGCAGGCTGTTTGACGTATAGTCCTTTTTTGTTTTTCTTAGACTGACGCAATAACTTAGTTGCGGCAGAATGGCTGTCTTTAATAAACTCAATGGCTTTGTCGAGCACTTGAGTGAGGGAGTTCACAACCTCGGCAGCGATCAACTCGTGCTCGCACTGAGTAATGTTGCCCCAGCTTCAGAGACAACTCCACCTTCATCTACTACCGCTGGCTGTGTCTTAGCAAACGTCACTGAAATCAGCTACGTCGGACTCAGCTCACGAGATCTAACAACGACAAGCTCAGCTCAGTCATCAGGTACTTATCGGCTGGTACTTGACGATCTAACTCTTAGCTCCACGGGCACTGTTGGACCTTTCCGGTACATCTATCTCTACAACACCACGCCAGTCAGTCCAGCAGACCCGCTGATTGGCTTTTTCGATTACGGAGCAAACCTCACCCTTAATACGGGTGAGAGCTTGACAATCGACTTTGACCAAGCGTCAGGCGCAATCACTCTGGGTTGATCCACCGTTAGAGGTTAAGTATGCCAGCGGTTTATTCCGATCTCGCCGCTGGGACGGCATCGTTTACATCTACATCCAGTAACGCCGAATTGATTTGTCGGCGAGAGATTGCTGGCACTGGAACCTTTAATGCAAAAGTCAACGCTGTTTACAGATTAAACAGCGATGTCGCATTCGTGGGCGCAAACACAAGCGAGAATGCGTCGGCTGTCATGCCGAGCCACGAGCCTAATGACCTGCTTCTCGTATTAGCAGTAAACGCAAGTGGGAGCACAACTCCAACAGCTCCAGCAGGGGAGGGATGGGAAACCCTGCGATCACATGGAGGGAGCCTGCTTGGCTATCGACTCGGATACAAGTTTGCCAAGACGAATACTGAAACGGTAGGCGGCTGGGCTGGATCGACCAGGACAACAGCCGTGGTCTACAGAAACGTTCGCAAAATACCTGGGGAAACGGTTAGTTCAAAAAACTTTTTATCGACCAAAATCCTCTATCCGACTGTAGCTACAGAAAACTCTGGCGGTACTCGAGTTGTATATTTCAGCACTAGTAAGCAAAACCTAGATTCTGCCTTAACACCCGCAGATACAACCACAAGAATATCCACTCAAGCGATCAGTGGCTCAGCTCCAGGCATTGGAGTACACGATCGACTCCTGCCAAACGGCACTGAATCCCTAGGCGGTAGCAATACCATTGTTGCCTCAACCAAATCGCAAGTTATTGCGGTCGAGCTGCTCTCTGGCGTACCAGAGATGGATGCAGAATCGAGCACATACGCGACAAGCCTGAATGGCGACATATTTAAAAATACGCTTCTACTTACTAGCAGGAGATATAACGTAACCCTGCCTCAAGTCTTTTGGCTATACAAAAGCTTTTTCTCTACATCTGCAGGATCATTCTCAAGCGCCATTTCGCCGGTAGCCACGCCAAGAGGTTACTACTACGAAGGATCGGCGGGGCAGTTTAGCCTTGCAGCATCGGATGCGATCCTAGATCGATACTTAATATTTACTCCACTAACTACAAACTTTGCATTCACTGAAGGATTAATTGAATTCGCAAAGGGATTCTTCACAAGTGCTGATCCAGCCACCTTTGCTACAACTTTCTACGCCTCACTTGTTACTCATGAAGCACTCCTGCAAACGCTGTCGGGAAGCTATAACGCCGAAAGCCGGAATACTCTTTTAAAAAGGGCGTTAATAGAAGCTCTTGCTGCAGCGATATTCAATAGCTCAACCTCGCAGGTAGGCTTCAGAAATGACACGCCATTCCCCACCAATGGCGGTCCATTTAGGCCATCCGTTCCGTTTCATCTGCAGCCGAGCCTTGTCAAGTACAACTCGGTAAGCAAGTCAAAGGACCTTGGAATCGTCAACAACTTCTTAGGTCAATTTTCTGGACTAATAGGCTCTGAGACTGGAGCGCCAACTCTGTTCTTTAAAATCACGACACTCGGTACGGCTGATCTACGAATACTTATCAAACCTGTAAACAGATTCACTGATAACTACATCTCGGTAGGCATTTTAGATAGCAACCGGAAGCCACTTTCTATAAATGACTTTGGCTTCGCTTATCGCAACGAGATAAGCAGCACCGAGAGAAAAGAATTCTTAGATCCAATGCCAGCTGGTGATTACTACTTCACGATAAGTAGCAGTCAATGGCAAAAGATCCTTTACAACGTGGAGATCCAGGCCATTCGCTTTATGTCACTGACTGGGCTCGTAACACTAACCAACCAGTCGACCGCACGATTTGCCATATCGAAAATGTCTGGACCAGCGCTTGTCACTGGTCCTTTGCAAGCGATAATTCCAAGCAATGCTCAACTCAAGCAACCAACAGGACCTGTTCTACTAACTTCAGGAAGTCGTGGAGCTTTAACAACGCCAGAAGGAATAGCGACGATGCGAATGTTGCCTACAGGTCGATTAAAGCTCACTCATAAAATCGGTGGCGCTGCTTCAGTAAGCGGAGCGAATGTAGCTACGCTTAGTTCAGCTCCGCCATACGGTGGTGGTTACGGCCCATGATTTGGGCGCTGCCTAACACACTTAGATATTGAAAGTTCATGGCATTTTCGCAGTACTTTGCGACGCAAGTTCTTAACTGGGTGAAAGGTTCACCCTTCCCGACTGCGCTCGCAAATGTCTACGTGTCTTTGCATTCTGCAGATCCTGGCACTGCCGGTACAAGTGGTGATGTTACTAATACCATTACTAACTCAGTCAACAGGACGACAATCTCTAGCGCTGCATTAAGCGCAGTTTCAGGAGCTTCTGGAGGTGGTTTCGAAGTCACGAATACAGGCGTTGTTCAGCTAACGACTTCAGCCAACAACGTCACCCCAATCACAGTGACTCATTTTGGAGTTTGGGATGCAGCTAGCGGTGGCAACTTCTTAGCGTCAGGAGAATTGACTTCATCTGTAGACGTTGAAGTTGGAGACACTGTTCAATTCAATATCAACGCTATGGCAGTGAGAGTCGTCTGATGAAGATGAGCAAAAGTCTTACGGCAGAACCTCACAAGGACCCGGTTAAAAAACGAACAACGCAAGGCCAAGGTCAACGCAGTAGACCTAAGAGAGGCAAGAAACTTCTTCGAGGGCAGGGGCGCTAGTAGCCCCAGGTACAGCAGGGGGTTAGTCCGCCACGAGAAGAGAACTTACCGTGATCTCGTGTATCAAGATGGATGAATCCTTTGCGGCATCCATCACCAAGCCCGCCGCTCCAGCGCCGACTAATCCACTTATAGAAGACTGAGCAGCTTTCACCTACCGGATAAATATCTAAAGCCATTCCTTTTGCATGAAAGGATCCCGGCCTACCGCCTACCTCTTTGTTGATGGGTTCAGGTCTGTAGCCACTAGTCACGCCTAAGGGACCTCCCCATGCTTCCCTAATAGCGTCAAACTGCTTAGCAAGACTCATTACGGCAAGTTCTTCTTCACTGCCCTTGTCCGGCTTTCTACGGGCATCGTTTTGCAATACCTCGCCAACAGTCAAATACTTACTGACTGGTGCGTCAAAATCATCCCAATCAACATCATCTTCGCCTGAATCGAATACCTCTACGTGATGCTCAGGCCTTGTCCACCAGTGAGGCTTGTAAATAGTCCACCGTTCACCACTTCCTTCGAGCGTCACCCACTCATGGGAGTCAGCTGGAATCTCATCCGTGGCAACTACTCGAAGTGTTTCACCCGTTTTAAATGGACGCAAGGCAAGCTCAGAAAGCCACTCGCTTGGCAGCGGTGCTCGTTTTAAATAAGTATCGTTCACACAATCCAAAACCCTTACGCCATCACTCTCGCCCATCCATATATCTGCTTCCATTTGACGTCTTTTAGCAAGACCTTCAAGCCGAATACCGTCAGCCATGTTGTAGAGATTTAGCGCCTCTGGCATGAGTTCATAAGCCTCAGGATTTTTAGCACCGTCCTTGAGCACTTTGGAGATGGTTTCGAACCCCTGGTGATCATAAAAATTTGACCCCATATTCCACGCGAAACTAACCAGGACTGACTGCCTGCAGCGACCAAGCCTTTCCCAGCCTGGGATTCTGGCTAACTTTGGTATAAATTCATTTTCAAGCATTCCTTTTAGATACGCCTGGCAGACTGGTTTACTGCAGACATCACCACTTCTCACTGGCGCTCCATCTGGATAGCGAGTCAGCCCAGCGCAAATCGTGGGCACTCCAACTGAATCGACATACGCGCTTTCTTCTATTCCCTCAAATTTTTCAATCAGCCCCATCGACAGGGCTAGCGTTCCCTGAATCATTAGAAGGTGAATCTCCATAAATAGCTGCAAACCTTGGACTTGCTTCCACCGCTTCTTCTGTGCCCTTCCAAATATTCAGCCCATGCTGAATTGCGGCCTGGTCTCCCAGGCCTTTAGCTCTAAGGACCTCAATCTGCTCGACCACGCTGTCAACGTGATCGGCAGTTGAGGATTGATTAGATGTAGCTGATAATTTGTCAAAGACATCATCACTACCAGCAAGACGCACAGTTGGATGTCAGCTTTTGCTAGATCCTAACGACGATTTAATAATGACTAAACCAGGCCAAGCTGACGCGCAATTGAAACGGCATCCGTACCCAGGTTAGTGATAGGCAGTCCAGAGTTCTGCTGAATACCCTTCGCAGTTGCTACGGCTAACACGTTTGCGTCCTCTTGGGCGTTACGAGTATCTATAGCAGCTGTAATTCGCTTGGCTTCGTCCATAATGCTTGCCGCATTTTGCGCAGAAGTAGTGCCTGCGTTAGCTGAAGCCTTGGATAACTCCTGCGACATTGCCATCCCAATTCCACTGGAACTAGGAGCACCTGACTGATCGTTGAACGACCGCGTTGCGTTGTGATTCGGTGGAAGATTCATTGTTTAAGCCCCGGATCACCGGGGCACGTATTGATCAGTCCTCCTGAACGAGGATCTTGCTGCGAAGAGCGTCAGGGCCTGCCTGGCTTAGAAGCTGCCAAGCTGCGGCTGGATTGCGCTCACTGATTGTGCTGAATGTTGACCAGAAGTCATCACCACCTTGAGGAGCCTGAACACCTGGCTGAGGCATCTCCATCTGCGGACGCTGATAAGCGGGAGCTGGAGCTCGGAAGCTCTGCTCGCTAGCAGCAATCTCAGCAGCTAAGCGGTCTTGGGCAGTTTCCTGTGGGTAAGGACCATCAACGCCGAAGAAGTCATTGACATATGCAGCCAACATGTCGGGGTTGGTCAACATGACGTGATAAGCAGCGTTGTCTTCCGCTGCGGCATCGATCACTTGCTGAGCAGTCGTGAGATTGACGCTGAGCTGCTCGGCGACTTGCATGACTTCAGCGGTCTGCTGAGCCTGTGCAAGAAGAGCATCTTCTACGACGCAGGAGTACTGATTAAGGAGAGCTGGTGCTTCAGCGCCGAAGTGCTGAAGAACTTCAAGACTTTCGCTGCTTACGCTTCCTAGATACTCGTCTATCGCGGGTGCGCTCTGCTCGTTGCTCCAGCTGGGCGCCTGTGTCTGCTGGGAATACGCCTGCGTTGCTTGGGGAATTGAGGTCTGCAGCCCCGAAACGGAAGGAGCCGCCTGGTACTGCGGGGCTACCGAACCCTGCCATGCCTGCTGCTGCGTAGGGGCTGCCTGAGGGGTCGGAGTTGAGTAAGCTGCCTGGTGAGGGGAGTTCTGCGTCCCGTTCAAGCTTGCGCTGAGACTCTCGAACGCCTGCTGCCATGGGCTCGGAGCCGCTGGCTGGGGAGCCGCCTGTTGGTACGCCACCGGAGCCTGCTGAGGCGCCGAAGGTGTCTGGTAAGAAGGTGGGGCGCTCTGGACCGGAGCTGATTGGTAGCCCTGCGTCTGCACGGGCACGCTCGATGGGATCGAGGCTTGAGGGGTCGCCACCGCCTGTGTCGTCTGAATACTGTCCTGCATAAGTAAGCTCTTGCTTCAAGAAATCGAGCGCTCGATAGACATATGGCGTCAAGTCGAGTTTCGGGTCCGCAAGCATTGGAAGATCAGGTGCCTGCGGGTGTGGGACCTGACGCATGTTTTCAATCAGCGTCAGGAATGTGCCAATACTTTGTTGTGTGGCCTGTGCCATCCTGAATGGATAGCCACTGAGCATTGCGCTTCTCTCTTCATCAGTTTTGTCTGGGAAAAGATAACGAAGGGCCTCGATGGAATTAACACCGAGCTCCTGTAAGTTACGAACAACAATACTTGAATTAAGTATATCCTCTGTGCCATCCTCGAAGACTGGACCCTTCCACCTCCACTCAACCTTTCTATCTCCATCGGGTATAAGTCCGACAACTCCCTCTGGTAGTTGGCGGTTTTGGACAGAGTCACCGATGGCTTGCTCTAGGGTGCCCTCATATAGACGAAGGTTTTCCTCAAATGCTTGAGTCGCTTGGCTAAATGTTTGACCGTCAGGGAATTCTTCTCTGATAGGAGCCGGAGGTCTCTCTAAGGCAATAGCAGCGGCAAACGACTCTCGAAAGATCTTTTCTTCGTTAAAAATTATAAGACTAAATAACTTGCACAATCCATAAGTCAAGAGACCACGGCAGCGACGGCTAGCTGTCGTTGCAGCGCGTCCATAGAGAGACTTGATCTCATACGCAGTTGCACCAGCCGTAATTCCCAGCTCGTCCACGCCGCCAAGGGCTGTACGAATCTCTTCACGATACTGACGAGCATATAAGTTTTGGTCACCTGAAACTGCGTCAGGCGTCAAGTACATAGCCCTATCCGTGGACTCAACATTGGCAATAATCCGTGGCACTTTCATGCCGCCGCCAGCGCTGCCTCCCATGGGCGAACTCACTCGCGTCGAAGGTCGGTTTGCAGAATAGAAACCTGCCTGAGAACTAATCGTGGGGCGAATACCATCCTGGTCACCGTTTTCGACTAGATCATGCTTCGGGCGACTGGAGACAAGTGTGGGATTACCAAAGAAAGTAATATTGGTTCGGATGTTTTTGACTAAATCGTCATGAGTAACAATCTGTTCAGCCAGCCAATCGAATTCACCGGTCGCATCCATGCCGGTGGAGCGCATGTTATTGAATGACTCCACTGCAGGCACGAAACCAAGACTGTTTGTCAGGGTCCTTGTCTTGTTGACGGCGAAAGCTAATGACTGTGCGCCAGCATCAAATGAAGGCTTTTCCGTTGTGATTGTCTCTTTGATCTCATCTTTACGGACACGAAGCTTGACGTACCGCATTGACCCTTGCTGATCACTAGCAGCAATAGGAGCATTCATGGACTCCCTAACCGTGAAGGAGTAAATCAGGTCTACCTCTTCCAGCTGACCAACGGAGTCGTAGTAAGCCCGGTAGTTTTCGGAGCTGAACCACATAATGCGATACGTATCGCGAACAGGCCGGAAGTAGAAAAGCCCCTTGCCGTCAATCAGAAAATCATCAACGATTCCTTCAAGACGTGTATCAATCTCATTGTCATCAATGAGTTGAATTACAAATTGCTTTCTAAAGCCAAACGTGTCCTGCGCTGGAAAAAATTCCAGTCCTTGACGGAGCATGAACAGCTTCATCTGTGATAGATGACTGTTCACGATCATCGTGTCAGTATTTGATCCTCCGTCTTTTTTCCTCGCGGCTTCGAGAATGCGACGAAAACGGTCTTGGCTAGCTGAGCTCATAGTTCTATTTTAGTTCCACTCGATCTGCGCACTTCCGCGACGCATAAGGCCTTGTACCACGATATTCAATGAGTCGGCACAGTCGTCGTGAGGGGAATGTCCGAAGTTGACGATCTCATCAATCATGCAGCTAAAATCTCTGTATTTATTGAAGATAATTTTCTTATGCTCGAACAAGCCCATAATCCCCCGCAACCTAGCGAGCTTGTCGCCACGGAAACCCTTTACCGCGCTAATGGAGAGGTTATAAAGCTGCCAGTCATTAAAGAGAATCCTCTTCATATCGCCCTCAAACGATTTTTGATAGGCGACGACTTCTGGGAAGATAGTGACGGGTGACATCGATTTAAAATATTGGCCTTCGTCGTTAACTTCTAAAAGATTCCACTCAACGAGCAATTCGCAAAGAGCCTCAATCTTGTCGATATTGCCCATCGACCTCATTCGCCTGTAGTCAATGATGTAGACCTTGTCGCCAACCCTGCCAGCAAGGGTGAAAACGGTCCAGTCATTCCTCTCAGTCATCCCAGCCGAGAGGTCGATACCCACACCGATACTGTCGTAATCGTCAGGTACTTCACCCTTCACAAATAGCTCAGGGGAGATACCAAGTTCTTTAGAGCGAACGGGTTGATTCAGATACTGATATGAAAAAGCAACACGGTCGTCCATCTGCAATTTCAGCAGATACTTGGCAGACCACATGTCAGGCCAGTACGACTTTGGCCGTCCATCATCGTCGTAATGCAGCGCAGACTGGGTGATGCACTTCCAGCCCTTCTTTTCGGTGAAGATCGTTGCGAACAAATCATCGAAGTGAAACCTCGTACCCAAAGCAATCGCACGAGCGCCCTGGAACATTGTGGGGACAATCACATTTGTCCAGTTCGTTTCCATCTCACGCCGGATATCCGGGTTAGCGATACTTGCCGCACTCTTAATCGCGTCATCCACAACGATCAAGCTTGAGCGCTTGGAGGTAATCGTTCCTTTCAGTCCGGCGCAGGCAACAGTGAAAGCATCTTCACCTCGAACATCAATCTCTGCGAAATCCCAGTCAATACTCCAGAGTTCATCTGAAGTACGCATTTTTGATAGTCGTACACAGGGGAACACCTCCTGGTACTCCTTTGAACAAATAAGATTCTTGATTGCTGCGCTTTTGTTTCTCGCGACGTCGACGTTGTATGAGACGTAAAGAATTCTCAGCAACGTACTTTGCATTGCGTGCCTTCCGATCAGCCAACCGAGCAGTAGGCCCAGGACCGTGGACTTGGCGCTACCCCTGGGGCTCAGCAGGCACGTGTTTGGGCCAGCAATGTCAAGCAAGTGTTCATTGCTTTTGCCAGTCAAGAAAACCTTGTGCCACTCGCGCATATGACGAGCAGGTTTCTTGCCCATTAATTCGCAGAAATAAGCAAAGTTATCCCTGGCCTTCATGATGTGATCGGGTACTTCTACCTCGATCTGTTTTTTCACAATTGCCTTAGCAGCCTGCTTTGCAGACCGCATCTTGGCTTGGGCGATTGAGCTTCCTGCCATGAAAACAATCTACCCAGTTTTCACTATTGGCCCCCTAGGGGAATCACAAAACGAGTATCAGAAAAATTTTGACCCTGATTACTTCTCTTCGCTGAGATCAGACCAAATAGATTCGAATGCCAGCTCTAATGCAGGAAGCAATTCATCTGAGCTTTTGAAGATCACGCGCAAGTCACGCATCACCTTGTCGGCCCCGGACATGACCAGACCCCTGCGATCAAGGCTCTTTGTCAGTTTGTCCACGTCCATGACATGGCCACGCAATTCTTTTGACAAGTGAGCGATCCTTGTCGCAGCTGCGTCAGCCTTGATCAGATCTGCTTGCACTTGTTGTCTCAAGAAGTCAATATCCCCTTCTAGCTTGACGATCTCGGCGAGCATGATCTCACGACGATTCAGCTTTGGATAAGCCTTCTTAAGCCATTTCTCAAGTGCTGGGAAGCTGCCCTCATATCCGAGCACACCCGCGTAGAGCCAAATTTCGTACACCGAATATGTATTCTCGGCATACGCAAGAAATCCCTCGCGGTGATTGTTGTCTAGGGCAACTAAAAAATCTTGAATCTGTTCTTCGCTTGTTCTAGGCATCAACCAAAGAATCGAGCACCAAGAGAACGAATCGCACCACGAGCATCAGATCTCATATTGCGCTCCTCTGTATATCGCTTGCCAATATTGAGCCTTTCTTCAGACCCAGCTGTACGAATACTCTTGCGATCTTCAGATCCCTTGACTCCAAGGTTTAATCGATCCTGGATGCCTTGAGCGCCAATATTTAAACGCTGTTGCGTGCCTGTTGCTCCAATATTCAGGCGGTCCTGAGTACCTTGCGCTCCAATATTCATACGCTGCTGAGTACCAGTTTCCCTAATGCCCAATCGCTGCTGTTCGCCTTGAGCCCCAATCAGGTCTTTAGCAATTCGCCCTTCGGCGCCCATTAACTTCATGGTATTACCTGTCCTGAGATTTTCCATCCCCTGCTGTATTCCGGCCATATGGCTGGACATCGCAGTGTTATAAGACAGTGCTGTACCCATATTCATTTGGGTACGAAAGCTATCCGCAAAGGAGCCAGCAACCAAGCCGCCGATAACTTCGTTGTCTGGATATTTATTTTTAAGCTCGCTTAAGCCTTTGGCACCCTGGTCAAAAGAAATTCCACCAATCGTGGAAGGAGTGTATGCGTGGGAGGGCATATTTAACCTAAGAGCATGACGAGGGCGCCTAACCCAAGCCTACCCATTAAATCCTTGGTGGCCTGTTTACCCGCAAACTCATAGTACTTACTATCCCGATTTGCGGTAAACTCGTTCTGAGCAGCTATGTTGCTATCTCTTATACCAAGGGATTTATTGGCAAACTCATATTGAGGTTCCTGGAGTGTTTGAGCAGCTTGCGTTAAAGCTCCGATTGACCTTAGCTGATTGTTAGTGGAATTATCAGCCCTTGCCTTCTCCGCGTTCGTGCTCTGCTCAATCATCGAGCCTCTCCGAATCACGCCTTGATCAAAGCCCCTGCTCAGATTTTCGCTTTCGATTCCGAGCCTTTCTGCGTAATCCTTTAGAGACGTAACGGGTGGCCTTTGCTGAATACTGTCCCTCGCATCTGAAGTCTCACCTTCAAGCTTAAGCGCCAAGTCTTCTAATAATTGCTTTTGCGCTTCGCTGGCGTCAGGGTTTTGCAACGATCCTATCTTTGCAAGAAAATTGTCTTTTACGGTTGCGGGATTGAGCATTACTTGGTCTCCTTCTTCTTTGTGCTAAAAAAACCTGGAACTGCATTTGGGAAAGCTTTATTCAGCGAGTTCTCCCTCATTTCAATCTTAGGCGCTGCAGACGGCTGAAAATTAGAAGTCAAGCCTTGACCGCTAGCGCCGGAGCTACTGCGTTGTCTTTGTGGTTTAGCTTTAGACAAGGTGTCGACTCCCGCTTCCGTATACATCTGCGGGAATATCCCAAGGGATTGACCGAACTTATCATCAGAATATGTTTGTCGATCAAGCCTGTCAGTAATACCATTTAGGCCATCAAGAGGTGAAGCGAAATCCGGCATTGCAATCTGCGATGCACCGCCCACGAGCCGTAACAAAGCATTTAGCTTATTTGTTTTTTTGTTTGCATCTCTAGCCTTTTGGTTGTCTTCAAGGTTCATAGCTAACAGTTGTTCAGAAGTTTTATTAACACTGTTTTGCTGAAGTGCACTACCTAATGCACCGAAGGCTTCACGAGTCAATGCGGATTTAGCCAAAAATTCAAGCTCAGCCGCTTTAGCCATCATCTGAGTTCCCGCAGAACTTTGTACCCCCTGATATCCTTTTGCGAGAGACGCGGCATTAAACAGAGGGTTAAAGTTAGCTGCGTAACCATAAGCAGAATTAAGAGATGGAATTGAGATAGTAGCCATCAGTATGCAGTTGCGGCGATAATATTATTGAAGTTGGCCAATTGGTTTTGCTGCGCAAGAGATCCTTGGTCCAAAGAATTTTGATAGTTGTAATTGGCCTGGATTGCTGCCTGCTTTTCAAATGCTCTTAAGTTTCTCGCATCCTCCATCTCTGCAAGCTTGGCGAGAATAGGGCCAATTGTTTGTGCCGATTCCGCTTTTAACGCAATGTTTTGGCGTTGTCTTGCAAGATCATTGGCAAGTCTCTTCTCGTCGTCAGTTTGCTTTGTAATTCCTGTAATTCCCGAATACAACAATTCTCCCAGGCCAGCGCCACCCTTGCCCAACTTATCTTGGACACCAATCATGGATGCGATAGCTGGCAGCGCAACAGTGCCAACTCCAGGCATCATCATCGTACCAATGGCTGCTAAGCCTCCAGTTGCCGCTAACTGAGCCAAGAAATTACCGGTGGCCTGACTTGTATTGATTCCAATCCCTTCATCATCTGCAAACTCTCCAACCGCGCCCAGCCCTGCCCCGAGAACCGAAAGTCCAGCTATGGGCAACTTATTTCTTCCAACTAAAGCTGCGGACTTCTGTAGAAAGCCTGGCGACCCTGCAGCGCGTCCAGTCTTGAACGCTTGAGCCATAGCGTCTCTGGAATACCCATCCGCACCGAGCAACTGCTGACCACCACTCTTCCTCAGCTGGTCGAGGAATGCAGCGGCATTAGATACGTTATCCACTTGGTCTACTACAGCAAGAGCACCACCTGGCCTACCACCAGCGACTGACGTCCTCAGCTGAGGCGGGATCTGATTGCCTGAGTATCTGTACGACATTAAGAGACTACGCCATGGGCTTTCACCCATTCTAGATATCTTTTAGTCACGCATATATTCAAGCCATTAGACAGCTTTTGCGGCTGTTACTCTAAAAAGGAAGCAGGCTTCCAGCCGCCGAACCGATCGCACCGCCAATGGGGTTGCCGCCACTAATAACAGTGCCAAGGATTCCACCAGCGAGCCTGCCAAAACCGCTGCTACTTTTCTGCTCACTCTCTGCTTGGCTTTGTCGCTGATCCTCTCTCTCCTTTAAATATTCCATGACTTGCTTATCGCTCTTTGCCTGGCCAAGAAGGCCTAACGCGCCTGCCGCCATTTGACTATCTAATTCAAACTTATCTTCCTGGAGGCCGGACAAGGTGCTAACAGCTTCATTGCTTGCTATTTGGTCGTAACCGTCAAAGCCAGAGGTGAGATCTACGCCAAACAACTCTCCCGCGTTACGTCTTCTGCCGAATGATGAGTAAGCCATAGTTAATCAGAAAAAGCTTTTGCCCAAGTCGAATGCTCCAGCGCCATAGTCGCCTGAAAAGCCGCCCAAGCCCTCACTAGCGGTAACACTATCCATAAAGCTCAATCCGCCACCGCCACTATCCCCTGGCGATTTAAATAAGCTGCTGACCCCAAGTTGCAAGCCTTTACCAAGAAGGTCTCCAAGCGGGTTTGATTGCTGAGACTGACGCGGCTGAGCCTGAAGCTGTCGGTCCAAAAACCCTGAATTTATTACTGACTCCGAACTCAGCATTTGTTGCTTAGCTTTTAAAGCAGCAGAAACCATAGCACTATTACGTTTAGCATTAGCACCGCTAAATCCGCTTAATAAGTTTGTCCCCTGAGATGGATCAAAAGCCATTAGGTTTCTTCATCCTCTGAGTATTGCGGAGCGCGTCCTTTTAGTCCACGTCTTGCTGATTCTAAGACGTATCCTGCAAGCGCAGTGCCAGCAGTTGCAGCGCTGCTATTCATCAACACAGACTTAAGAACTTGGCCTTCGTTCTTTTCTGACTGATCACGATATTCGTAAAAAGCAGCTTCAACATCTTTTGGATTAGGCGGCTTACCTTTCACGTATTGCTGCGATTTTTTATAGTCATCTTTCAGGCTACGCTCGACTTTATATCCCTTATCAGCAGCTACTCGTTCAACACCTTTACGAATACCGCGACGAGCACCAATCACCGCAGCAGCCATCGGGAGAATTCCAGTAGCTAGCGGAATACTTTTACCCATGAAAGTGACCTCAGGGCCTTGAATCCCATCAGCAGTCGCCTTGATCGGAGACTTGCCACTAAACAAGTAATTCTTATATTGATTGTATTCAGCCTTGCTTACGTCGGGCCTTTCCTTTCTGAACTCGTCGTAAGGAAGTAAGGAGCCATTACGTCCCAGGAAATAGCGACTTCCAAGCTCAGCAATTGGATCAGTTGTTTGAGTTGGATCATTCTCACTTGGCAGCACTGCTTTGTATCCAGGTTGCCGCATGAAGTTGCCAATACCCATCGAGGCAGCAATCCATGCAGGAGCAGCAGCAGCCATTCGAACGCTTCTGCGTTTCAGGAGTGGCTCGTTGGCGCCTACGTAATTTCTTTGGTCAAAGCCACCCTTGTTCGGGTATTGAGCGTTGCTTGGACCAGTTGCCTTTTCACTCGCTTGGCGCATGCCCTGAAACATTGCCACCTGCGCAATTGCTTGAGGAGCATTGAGGAACCACCAGATATTGCGCATGCCATCGCTGGCCAGGTCAGCAGCTACAACACCTGCCGCTTGAGCTGCTTTGGCCCTGTATTGCCCAGGACCAAGAGTTGCCTCGCCCGGTCCCATTGTCGTCGGGACTTTCCCTATCTCAACCGTGTCTCGCCTGAGTTCAGCATTCTCAGGGTTAACGCGAGTTTCGGAGTACTCAGCTTTTGCTTCAGGAGTCATTCCTCCCAGCTTGATATTCCGAGCAGGCTCTTGCGCTCGTGCTGGCAGAAAGTCGGCAAGCGCATTACCAATCTCTGTGTCACCGACTCGGTTTGGGAGTGCCTGCTTGAGATAACTGGTGACCGGAGATGACGAGGCCATCTCTGCAACTGGAGAGATCTCGTAGTCACCAGCATTCGAGCGCCTCAGCGCTTGCTCATAGCTTTTAGGTGAAGCTCTGAATGCTTGTTTAAAAACCTCAGAGAGATCACCCCAAGTAGGTTCACCAGTGAATTGCGCCATTAAACAATTCTTCCTCCGTAGTAACCGGCATTAAGCAACAAGTTCATGAGCTCTTGATCAACCTGTTGTTCTTGCACTTCCTGCTGAGCCTGAGCGACCTCAGCTTGCGTGGCTTGGTTCTCTCGATTAATTCTTTCGTAGGCGTTTTCGAGAACAGGACGCGGTGCAAGCATCTGCAATGGAGCCTGAACTCCCATGTCTCCCAGCGTGACCGCAAGGTTGCCTGCGTCAGAGCCGAGCTTCTTGCCCATAGCTCTAGCGGCACCAGCGCCAGCGGTTTGGCCTAAGACTGAACCTAAAAGGCTGATAGCTAAATCTTCTGCGCCGGCTCCAACTCGCTCACCAGCCGTTGCTCCTGATGGAAGCATCCCAGACGTAAGCCCTGAGTACAGGATGTCTGGCGCATACCTAAGAGCAAGCTGCGTCTTATCGATAGTGCCAGCGGCAGTTTTAGGGACAAGAAGTTTCTGTAAAAATTGACCCGCCTTTCTCAGTTTGTTGCCATTCGCTAAAGCGCCAATCATGCTGTTTTCTCGGATCCTGGAGGTGGAGGAGGTGCTCCGTCCATCGGAGGACCAAAGGGACTAAATGGTCCACTAGCAAACAAGTTGGCCCATTGACCTAGCTGTGCCTTGGATTCAGTGTCATCACCATTGGCGATGCCACCGAAATCACCATTAAGAAAACGCACTATTCCTTCACCTCCAGCAAACCTGGGATTCAACTTATCGCTTGCTTTCTGTTGAGGGGACCCGAATTCGTATCCGAAAGCAGTGCCATTCTGCTCACCCTTCATCCCCTTAGCTTTAATAGCAGCATCAAGCTGCGAACCTAAAGCCTCTGGTCCACGCTCCGTAAGCTTAAAGCCAGGAGTGGAATTATTCCAGGTATATGGTCTGCTGGCTGCCACTCAGTAAGCCGCTATGTCTACTAATCTTAGCTATTTTTCTTTTTCTTACCTTTAGCTTTACTCTTGAAATGCTCAAGTAGTTCTTCAGGCATCTTGCCTTTTTCACTCTTGGACTTGTTGCCACCCTTTTGGAACTTGTTGGCCTTATCTTTGGCCTTTGACTTGTCGGAATTCATCGCACAAGATTTCTCAGAGATTGCTTAATTTTATCGATCTTTGTTCTAGCGAAATTATCAGGGGCACTCGGCGCATTTAGAGGTGAATCATTTGCCTGCGCATTATCGTTAGCCATTTGGGCTATTCGTGCAACCTGACGACGTGTCGCGAAGTCCACAGGTATGTCTTCTGCAGCTCTTCCTCCGCCCATCGCTGCATCTACCTCGGCTTGGCTGGCTACGGATTCGAGTCCTCGGAACATAGCTCGAGTTTTACTCATTTTCGCAGAAGACGGTTCGCTATCGCTACCCGCAAAGGCTTCTGCGTAATCGACAAAGCTCTTAGGGTTTGCACCAGGCACGTCCCGATATTTTTGACGCAGCCTTTGGACTTCAGGGTTAACTCCCGTAGCCTTTCTAAGATCAACGATGACATCATTCACATCGCTGACGTCACCTTTACGAATCAGCTCAGCAACGTCTTTCTCAATATCTTGCGGAGGCAAAGACCGACCAGCGCTTAAAGCTGAGATTATGTCATAAGTGGGATTTCTTTCGGGATCTTGTACGCCCTTCCCGCCCTTGAAAAGTTCACCGTCAATGTACTGATCGAGCAACGCATTTTGCATCCGATTCACAAGAGGATCCTGCAGCGGATTATTAACTGCCGCAACATAGTCAGCAGCTTGCCTGGCTGGCCCGTAAACAACATCACCCTTTTTGTTCATAGGCTCTTTGGCAAAGACACGATTCTCTGGATCTGATGCAGGGACGACTGCGCTGATTAGATCATTAAGCTCTCGCATGCCCTCATCGGTGATTTCACCTTTGCCCATCCTTATTTCGACAAGTCCTTGTTCGGCGAATCCTTTTGGCTGATTTTTTAGTGCGGTGATCGGCTGATTGGATTCGCGCCCCATCAGCAGTCAGCAACTTGTAATAAGGCCGTCCAGTCGTTTCACTAATTTTTTCTACAACGTCAATACCAATCCGATAAGTGCGAATGGGGGTACGATTTCGCATGGCGATGTCTTGGACAGCCTCCCCCAACGTCATGTTCTGTCCAATCCTTATAGATGCTGGGTCAGAGCCTGCTGCGAAGCCAGGTACCTCACTGCCGCTTTCCCCTATGCCTGCGCCGTAGTAAGGCTGACGTTCGCCGGTCGGCACATTCATATTTTTTCCGGCACGTTCACTATCTGCAGACTGCTGTCTAGCTTCGCGATTAAAGATGTAACCGAGGCGTGAGTCGAGTTCTACGCTGGGATCGAGCATTGCAACCATCATGTTGCGCGTGTCGTACTGCTTTTTATTGAAACCGGTAGCTGCACTTTTTTCCCCAGGCACAGTCGTCGAAGTTGGCTGATATACAAAGTCGCCAGCTTGATCACGCATAAACTTGAACCCAAGACTTTTGCCGCCTCTTCGCGCTTGATCCGCAGGGGCTATCAGCACTGGAACCCTGTAACCTTCGTCAACTTTGACATTGACAGGTTCTTTATCAAGTGGATTACGTCTACTTTGCCTGGGAATACTTCTATTACGGCCAGACTCTGCGTTTAAATCTTGGGACTGTTTCCCAGAGATCTGATCAAATGGCTCAGACTTGTTCATAAATGCACGAACTTCAGCCTTGCCTCGTTCGTCAAGTGCCATGACAGTGGCAGCCATCTCAGCCGGAGACATAGTTCCGGCGTCACGCTTGACTAAAGCGCTGAGCAGCTCCTGATCGCTCGTTGAAATATCAGCAGTACCGGCGTCTGAGCTGCCTTGAGCCGCTTTTTCGTTTGCAATGGCGTTAAATAGCGCCAATTCGGGCCTTAATTCGCTCATCTGGCCGATTTTATCGACCGTTTCTTGCGAAATTCGCCGATTTACATCTCTCGGATAGCGTCTTGTGGTCGGTGACCCCGCACGAAACTCGGCAGTAGCAATTTTCAATGCTCCCATTGGCCCAATTTCAGGCATCACCGCTGCTAATTCAGCTGCTCTTGATGTCACTCTGACATCTAACTCGCCTTTTCCGTAAGCATCACTAAAGAATCTGCGAGCAACTTCTGGATCTTCAGATGTGATCGAATCTTCCATTCGCATCTGATCAATCTCAGCCGTGATCAGGCGCTCTTTTTCAGCACGTTTACCAGCGTCGGATCGGCGACCACGCGGCACTGCTTCAATTGATACTCCTTTTTCAGGGCTGTAATAAACAAGTTTGCCGTCAACCGTCCTAGCAATTTCACGATCGTCTGTAGGAAGACCAGCAATCTCAGCAGATTGAGGGACGCCGCCTAAGTTACGCCGGGGGTCGTAAGGATCACCTAAGTCGCGAAATCCGCCAATACCTACAACCATTACCGCCAAGTCTTGCACTTCGTAAGACAATTCTATCGACGAAATACTTAGGGCTTTTTAATCAGCAGCGGCCTATAGCAACAGAGGCAAAATAATTTTTTGGAAAATTTTTCAGGAGAACATAAATAGGGAGCTAAAAAAAGGACCAAAAAATAGCAAAAGAATTACCTACGAACCTTTTGTTATTAGGACTGCCCTCGCGGGACAAATCTGAAAAACGCTGCGCCGCGTGAAATACATCAAACACCCCCTCACAGCTCGAATACCGGTCAAACAAAAAAAGAAGTAGGCACTAACAGCAACCGCAGCCGCGACCGCGTTCTCGCTACGCGAGTGAACGCAGTGTCGCTGTGATGCATGTGATAACCGAGGAGTACACGAGTAAGCGACGCGATGAGCGACGCGGTTACCGCGACTGTGTTCGCGCAATTCGCTGCCGCGATTCCGCTCTCACTCGTGTCGCTGGTTACCTAAGTAAGCGACGCGATCCGCGCAAGCGACGCGTTCATTCGTACAACGATCAGTATTACTTATGCTTCGGCTGCATCCACGCGCCCTCAACAGACACCCCGCACGCTCGCGAATGCGCGATCCGCGGTCCACCACCCCCGCGATGACGCGATACGCGCCCGC